GACGCTTAAGTTGGTATTATATCTGATTTTTATATTAGTTTTACCCATGTCTATCAATAGTTGCAAGAATTCATAATGTTCTTCTTGCATCATGGGCTCGCCACCGCTAAAATGTATCTCTGTATATTCATCACACATATTGACCATATCGATGAGATCAGTAGTCATATGCGGTATCTTGGTATTAGTCAATAAACTGGCTTTGACGGGTAATCCCATCTTCATCACTTCTACTGCCCAACTTGTGCTAAGACCCGGGCCGCAACTACGGCATTTGAAGTTGCATAGGCTATTAAAGATGATATCTATAGTGGCTAACTTTATTCCGGCTACGCTCCCATCACTATTAGTGTATTTTACTATATCTTTATACTTGTCATAGTTATTATGATTGGTATGATCGGGAAATTGACTATAGCGTTTATTGAAAATCATACGCATACTATCGATACCGCTATCTTCTTCTTTCCAGCATCGTGTACAAGCGTCTGGTTTTTTACCTTCTAAGAAATCTTTTCGTAACTGGTTCCACTTATCGTTGTGGAATATATCTACTATCTTACTCTCGTTCCAGTTACCTAATTTATGCCTATAATCATGACTATAGTAACAACAAGGCATCACCTTGCCATCAGGCTCGGTATGAATCTGCAACCAAGGAACACTACAAAAATGCTCAGGAAATTTGTCGTTTTCTAATGCCATGATGTATTAGTAAATCCATCCATCAAGTTCGGGGAACACATTAGTGAAGTTTCTATCTCTACGATTGTCATACTCAGTAGTGAACTTCTTGAACTGGTCTGTTCTCCATTCACGCTCAGTATCATTCATAGTTGACTTACGGGCTTTCCAGAAATCATAGACCATAGCCCATGTTTCTTTCTCTACGCTCTTGATCAAACTATCATTTTCTTTCATGAAGTTATTTGTATCTTCAAAATAACTATCAGCACTATCAGGTAATATACGCAAGTCAAACTGTTTAGGATCTACTAATCGTGCGCAATTAAACATGATGTCAATACCATCTTTGCGGAACTCAATAACTTTCTTAATAAATGTCTTAAAGTTGAAAACGCTCAACAATCCAAATGTGACCATGATACGAATAGGTACATGGAATGTTGTGCTGACTTTGCGAACAGTATCTTCCCACTGTGCTACATCTAGACCATCACGGATATACTCTGCTTGTGGTCCCCATGTATCCATGCTTGTATATACTTCAAGACCCTTGATAGTTTTAGCATTCAATAATGTCGTAGCCTTCTCAAAGAACATCTTTAGATTCTTCTCAGGTACGCATAAGTTGGTGTTGATAACTAATGTCAAGTTAGGATTGTGGTTCTGTGCTACGAAATCTAATAGTTTCATGAAGTTGCGTGTGGCGAGTGGTTCACCACCGGTGATTCTTAGATAACGCAAATCTTTGTATGCGTCGGGTAACCACTTCCAGAATGCATCGATATATGGGTTATCATCTTCTGGCAACATGTCGTGCATCTTGTCTTTATGCACAGTAGGATCTTCGATAGGATAACTACCGAATTTACGAACTTCATGCTCCCATCGTGAACTCTGTCCCGGACTGCAATAACTACATGCAAAGTTACAAGTGTTTGCGAAACTAATCTCTAAGTAGCTAGGATTGATCGGCTTGTCATAAGGTGCATTCAATATTTCTGCTCTGCGCTCAATAGCCCAGGACTCGTTAGTAAAACGCTTTCTATCGCTGATGACATCGGGGTTAATCGCTTCCATGTCAAAACAGTAGTAGCACTCTTTAGGCTTCTCACCATTCATCATCTGACGGCGTTGCTCAATCTTATGTCCAGTATTATGTAATGCTGAAGGGTCTTTGTCAGTCTCTTCACGCTTCCAACGATGTATCGGTGGATGATAACAACTGTGGTTCTCGCCCATACCGAAATGCATAGTGACCATAAGCCATTTTGCCGCACAAAAACTGTTTTGAATCTTAATTGGAATTTCTACACTCATAATATTTCACCTAATTCTGGTATATAATCTTTGTAACTTAAAGTTCTTGCCTTGTCTACTGCGTTGATGAACTGACTTGCCTTCGTCAATAACTTGGGATCATGCTCTATCATTAATTTAGCATACAATTCATTACGCTGCCATTCATGCAATTTATCTTTATAATAATCCCTGATCTTGTCTTTATAACTCTCAGGTAATGCGGCGAGACTTAGATAGTCTGGATACAATACATAATTGTGATGAGGTATCTTGTTATAATTTGTTTCTAGCCAAGTATTTAACACATCCAAATTCAATATGTTTAGTATGCTTACAGTCTGTGTGACATGCCAATATACATTATCTACTTTGTTTAATTTCTCTATGCTAGTGACAGTTTCATCCCATTGTGTAGGATATCTGATATAATAGTTTCTAATATCGTAATCATCGATGCTTGCATTGACTGTGACTTTCATGAATGACTTCCACAATTCTATCAGATTATCAGGAATGTCCATCATGTTTAGGCTATATACAAGATGTACTTTTTGTGCTGTACCATTATCGATTAGATTTTGCAGATAGCGGAAGTGTGCTTTGATCAATGTGGGTTCACCACCATTGATGTATATTTCTTCTACACCTTCGCTATACTTTGTCAACTCGTCATAGAACTCTGGATCTTCGAACCACTTAAAGTTCTCTACGGGTCTTAGAACGAACCAAGGTAAGTCTTTGCTTATTTTCTTTTCGTCTGGATACCATTTGCTACTACTATAACTGTTACAAGTCAAGCAGGCATTATTACACACATTGCCTAAACGCAATTCGATATAACGATAATTAGGTCTCTTGATGAAAGATGTTTTCTCAAGTTGATCTATGATGTGTGCCCAGCGTTTGTTTTCGTACTGTCTTTTGCTTTCTAGTCCTGCATCTTCATCACGCCAGCATCCTTCACATTCGATAGGGCGTCTGCCGTCGATCATATCTTGTCTTACTTTGATAAACTTATCGCTGTTGATGACATCATCGAGGCTGTCATTATCTAATGTAACAAGGCTGTTAGTACCTTGTTTCTTAGCCCAACTAACTGCATCATTATGATTGCTACGGCAACAAAGGCTGACACCACCGTTAGGGTGTGTCGCTAGATGCATCCAAGGTAGCACACATAATGTTTTACTCATATCTTATCCCACCATTCTAACAATTTAGGATGACGGCTATAGATATCACGCAATGTTAATTTAGCCTCGCGTATCTGTTCTAGTCTATGAACCCAACCTTTACCGTTCTTAGCTGCCTGGCGGAATGTGTCGGGCCATTCTTCTTCGTGTGTTTTTCTAGTATATTTCAATGCTTCTAAGTTAGCGATCAAAGTACCATGACGCCATTCATCTGCTTTAGGTCTGATATAATCAAGTATATCATCGCATACTTCATTCAGTACTTCTCTAGGCCAACTAGTTGGACTCCACATGATGTCAGGATGGAACGCGAATGTGATCTTTGTCTCAATCTTTACGCCCAACTCATTACTCAAATCAAACAAATCTTTCAATGCGAACATACCGGGTGCTGTGATAGTCAAATCTAATACCATCTTTTGTCTGCCACCGGGCAATTCACAACCACGCTTGAAGTTTTCTAACCAACGATCCCACTTGATACCTGTGCGTATATATTCAACGATTTCACCCGTGCCGTCAATACTTGCGCACATCATCCAATCTTTGAAATGCGGTAGATAATCAAATAAGTTCTTATCACCAAATTGAACGCGGCTTAAGTTACTATTGTATCGCATGAAACAATTCTTTGCGCTACCATTCTTTAACATTTCTTCCAATGTCCACCAATGCACATCATACATCAATGGCTCGCCACCTACCCAGTACATTTCTTCAACGATACCGCGACTTACTGCATCACGAAACTCTGGCTCGACAACCTCAGTCTGGAACTTCTCCATAGCAGTCTTGATCTCTGGGACCATGAATGGTTGATTCTTGGGAGTCCACATATTGTTGATCTTCTTTTCAGATTCCCATGAACTGCTTAACTGCTCACCGCACATGCGGCATTTGAAATTACATAGATTGCTGAAACGGTAATCGAATGATATAGGTTCCATAGTGGTATGACCTGTATCATCGGTCTTGTCGAATGCCTCTTGTATCTTATGCTTGAATAGTGTGCCTGTGAACCATCCGCGATAACTGTGACCTTCCATCAATAGATTCTTGTTACAGACATCGCATTGTGGAATCTCTTCTCCGCGCATTAACTTTACACGGATATCACGCATATATGGACTGTTCCAATGTTCTTTCAATGACATTGGTCTATATTTGTCTAGTGATGTCTCACTATCCTTTACTGCGCCATAACGCTCATCATTACTGCTGTCGATATATTGCTTTTGAAAACTATGTTCTTCACGGCTAGCACAACATAATCTGCGTTCGCTTTGTGGACTTATGTATGTGTGCGTCCATGGAGCCATGCAAAAGACTTTGTTTTCGCTGTCTTTTGCTGGCTTCGCATCATCACCCCATATCGGAATTATCTTATTTGTCATTTTCTAAGTCAGGGTTGACGAACACTTCCTTGCTAGGATCTTCAGGTGGATGCTCTGGTACTAAGTCCATACCTTCACGATAGTTACCTGTGATGATCTCTGCACTAGTAGGTACTTCAGTATCGATACTGTCGAACCAATCAACGAATTCCTGGGGGAAAGTCTCACGGAAATTCTTTGCACGGCGTACATCATACTGACTATAGAACTGTTTGAAGTCTCGTTTATTCTGCTCAGGATCCTTCACATTCTTGTGAGGAGTCTTGATGACGTCAAGATAGTCAATCAATCTTTGAGTCTGCTCACGCTCAATAGCAGTCAACAATGGTTCACCGTTTGTAGTCTTCTCGTTGAGATGAACATAATGATTCAACCAATGTTGTAATTTTTCGCTATACTTCTGACGAATCTCCATAGGCAACATCGCGCAACTCTGGAAACTTGGGAAACGCAAGATGTTCAATGACATAGTTGGATATGTAGAATCATGCTTACGCTTGAAGTTCATGATCTCTGTCATGAATTCTGTGATGCTCGACAAGCAGAGGCTATTGATAGTCATCATGATATGTGTGCGCTTGACATTGCCTTCTGTGTGCAATCTTTCTAGGTTGCGCAACCATATATCCCAATTGAATCCATCGCGGATATACTCAGCATGTTTGCCGGTCGCTTCACAGCTAGTATAAACTTCTAGCCAAGGAACATAATGGCTCAATTCGATAAAACGATCCATGATGTCATCTTTAGGTACGAGGTTACTATTGATAGCATAACGCATGACCTTGCCGTCTGGACGATTCTTTACACGCTCTTGATTTGCTTTGAACCATTCGAACAACTTCCATACACCGGCAGCCATTAATGGCTCACCGCCAGTGATACGAATCTCTTCTAGGTTATCAGCAAGACCATTCTCTTGTTCCCACCAGCGCCAGAACGCTTGTGTGTATGGGTTCACATCATCAGGCAGTGGCTTGGCATGATCTGCTTTGTTGATGAAGTGACTACGGGCGTCACCGTTGATGTTACGATATGGTCCGAACTTGACGATATCCTTTACCCATGTCGTGCTGAAACTTGGATTGCAGTATGAACATGCGAAATTACAAGTTCTATCGAATGCGATCTCAAGTGTACGCAACATAGTATTTTCTTGCCAGTCTGCTTTGGCAGTCTGTGCGATATACTCTTCTTGGTGTACAGCAGTCTTATATACACGGTCTGAGATAGATCCGCGACCTAGGTCTTCGATCTTCCAACAATATTCACATTCTTGTGGACGAGTACCTTCCTGCATCATTTTACGCATCAATTTCTTGTGCGGAGTATTATGAATAGCAGTTGGGTTATCTTTCAACTCATTAGCATCGATCTGATGTCCTAATGGGTGGTGACAACTTGCTGTCTGTCCATTGCCTAACCAAATAGTAGCGTTTAGCCACTTGGCTGCACAATAACTATCGCTAACGATGTCAATGACTCGCTTCTTATAGTCTGCGTATGTTTCTTCCGGTCTTTTACCTGCCATATTATCCTCAATTTTGTGTATATGCTTTCACACACTCTTTCCAATAGTTCTTAAACTCAGGAAAGGTGAGTAAAAAGTTAGTGCCCCGTCTTTTGTCAAACTCTTTAATGAAAAGATAGAAATTTCTTTTATTTATAGACTTTTGATTTTGGGGTAAAGATTCCTTCATCACAGCCAAATCTCGCTTGACTTTAAGAATCTCATAGGGCTTGAACCCCTCGAATGTCTCAAGGTAATCATCACCCTGTACATTATCTTCCATGAACTTTAAGCAACGCTCTACTTCTTCTATCTCTTTCTCCGTCGCATTGGTCACGCTGAACCAAGGAGGGAAACGCAGTATAGGGATGTCAAAGAACACTCTTTGGAACTTCTTTTGTGTGTAAACTTTATGCACGATTCCATGCTCTTTTTCTGTTTCAGTTTGCTCGGGCGCTATAGTGAATTCTGTCTGCGCACGACCACCGAATTCACGGCGTAGTTCCAATATCATCTCTAAGAACTTGTATAGGCTAGGGATGCTCAACAAGTTAAAAGTATTGATGAAACTCACAGTGGTATACTTTGTTTCACGCAAGAAAGTCCTGATATTATTCAGCATCCTATCAAATTCTAGGCCTGTACGCATATATTCTGCTTGTGGGCCTACACCGTCTAGTGATACGAATAACCAGAAATGCTTGAAGCCTTTGTCTACATACCAGTGATTTCCGCTGAACTCATTGAAGTTTTCCTTGTCTTCATATGTACGCAACTCTTCGATAGCCTTGACCTTCTCAAGGAACTTGTCGAATAGTTTCTGATCGGGCGGGCACATGTTGCTTGTGATGCTCAACTCAAGTTGACCATGTGGATTATTGTTCACATAGTCTAATACCTTGAATGTGTTCTTATCCATGAGTGGCTCACCACCTGTCATGCGGAACACACGCAACTTTCTATAGATAGTAGGCCACCATTTCCAGAATGCCTCGACATAAGGATTTTCCTTCTGTGCTACTCTGATGGGCATGAGTCCCTTTTGTTCTAATGATGGTAGATCATTATGAACATAATTATCTAATACGAATCCGCCATACTTTCGTACTTCTTCTTCCCATGATGTTGACAAATGTGGGCTACAATACATACACTTGAAATTACATGCTTGATTAAAGTTCACTTCAACATAGCGGGGAGTCACATCATAGTCCCAAGGATTACCGGTGACTTCATCAAATGTAGGTGCGTTCCACCATTCACTACTGCGATAATGACGATCACTCAAATGTCCTTTGGGGTCTTCACTTTGTGCGTCTTCTACTCGCCAGCAATATGCGCAGCCATCAGGGCGTTTGCCCTCAATCATCATCTTGCGCTCTGCTATCTTCTGCGGCGTGTTGTGTAGTGCGCTTGGTTGCTTTTCTAGTAATTCGACAGGTATCTTGTGTGTAGGTGGATGATAACAACTCTGTGTCAATCCTTGCGGTAAGTGTAAACTAACCTGTTGCCATTTTGCTAGGCATAAAGAAGGACTGACCGCATTTAAGCGGTCTCGCATGTCCCTAGCAAATTGATCGTATTCTCCTGCCATTACCAGCCTTCGATCCTTCTGATCACATCCATCTCTGTGACAAGCGGTCCTAGATTATGCTTATCACTATTATAATGACGCTTGAAGAATTTGCTTTGCTCAGGTGACAATGTACAGATAGGCAAGCCTAACTTATTTTCTAAGTGCGCGCCTGCATCTTCCATAGCGACTTTAGGATCTTTACCTTCAGCATATTCTTTCCATAACTCAGGATAGTTATCGAACCACTGAACATTTGTGTGATCCCATTCACTCAACATAGTTAAGTATGTTCCCAATCTTGCGCCATACATAGCCCAATAACCGTTCTCAACATCACTACCAACATTCTGCCAGATAGTGAGATTATTCAAGTTTCTGCTAGCCACTGTCTCTTTGAATTCTTCTACTGTAGGTACAGCGCCTTTATTCAAGCACATCTTGACACCTTCACGAAAGCCTGCACGCCATGCTTGAAAAGGTGTATAGTTAGGATATGTTGTTGAATAGCAATCATACATAGCCCAATAGAGGCTGTCTTTGCTATCTAAACAGAAATCAGCGATTCGTGATACATCGCCTTCAGTCTGATGCTCATGTGTCTTCATCTCACGCACATAAGTCTTAGTCCAACTGCTCATGCCACCATTGCCATAACGCAGTCCATTGATAGCATTGATCGCTTTCCAGCGAAACTGTGCTAATTTGAATTTAGGATCTTTGTCTGTGAAGTCTAACTGAATGTTGAAGAAACTCTCGTCAGGCATATTGTCGCCGTCGATCAATATGAATCTTTCTGTGTCGCTTGCTTCACCTGCGGCTTTGTGTGCGGCATCGCTACCCTTGACACCGTCTACGCGCTTTGCCCAAGGAACCATGTTTTGAATTTGTAGCCAGAATTCTTCTTTCTGTGGCTCATCATAACTTAGGTAAATGCAGTCGAGTTCTGCAACATCTACAATATCATAACTCATGTGTATGTAACTTCCATTTTTGTTGATCTGCGTAGTCACTATTTACTACCACGCTGACATCTGTTTTTGCAGTAGGTTGACCTTCATCGTCTGGCTTGAGTTTAGAGTAAGTCATACCTGGAATGATCTTTTTGATCTGACCATCAACTACTTTGATATCGTAGCGCATCTCGGCAAAAGTATTCTTATCGATTATGATATACTTGCCTTCTGGTTTTTCGCAGGTATAAAAGTCTACACTACCATCGTCTTTGTAGTATAGTCTAAATTCAACGGGTTCTGGTACAGTCTCTTCAGCCACTAGATATTCTACCCCGTTTATCTCTATTACTTTAAGTCTTTCCATATACTTTTTCTATTTTACTACAAAAGTCCTTGATATGATAATGAAAAGGATACATTTGTGGTATAGTATTGACTCTTAGTGTATCAGGTAATATTTCATAGATCAACTCATTAGTCCAATCTTCGGTCTTGAGATGGTTGATCATCTGTTTCATATGTACCATACTGAATTCGGTAAACATAGGCATCGTTGTTTTCTCTCTGCCTATGATATTGCAAGCGATGGCATATACCCAATCAGTAGTCGCTTCTTCGTCTACTTTACATTGCAGTAAAGATTTATAATCATCCCAATTCTCAAATATATGTCTGACCAACTTGAAAAAATATTCAGCAGTTTCGCTTTTCTTGAAATAAGTTATGGCATTGTAGCAATCAGGAAGATTGTTATTGTCGATGAATTTTCTATAATATCTGACATTAGATAATTTCTGATTGTAACTTCTGATGTTAGTGCTGACTACCACATCAAGTTGTGAACAAACATCAAAATAATATTCTATATTTTGAGGTATGAATAAGTCTGCTTCTAATTTGATAGTATGATCATATGGACTGGCTTCATATACTTGCCAGTCGTTTATCAGTTTCCACTTGCTATCTTTTGCTAGATCGCCATATGGTAATGCAATAACACTGTCAAAGTAAGGACTCGCTTCTATATCATCTGTAAGTAATGAAACATGCATGTTTGGCATAGTTTTCTTTATGCTTCTTGCCAACACTTCTGCGCATTTGATATAATCGACATCAGTGGTGTTTTGTGCTAAGACTAAAAAGCCCTTGTTCATTTTGTTAACTCCACAAATATGTCTTTGTTTATCACATGGAAGTCCATGTCTTTTAATATGATGTATTCTTTTTTGATCTTGCCGCGCATCCACTTGTCATAAATGACTGTGTATTCTGTGCAAAATTCATCATCGTTATTTTTATAAACGAATGTCTTGGGACCTATATGTGTAAGATTCCAAGGTATGATATCTGATCTAACATCGCTATGACCATTCACGATCCTGTGTGCTAATGTCAATCCATAATCGTTGCGGTATGTGTCGCAGGAGAACTTATGTATATTTCCATAATGACGATAGTTCTCTTGAACCATCTTTAAACATTCAAAGATGTTTTGTACTCGTTTTGTCTTTTTGAAGCCTACTACTGTAGCCCATAATGCAGGTATCGTCAAATCATTTGAGAAATCTAAATGTTCTTTTTTATCATACCCATTCATCAAAAAATTTATTGATTCGTGGCAACAGAAATCATCCATGACATCAAAAACTTTTAATAATGAATCGCTGTTTACTACATAATCCACATCTAACAATATTGTCTCATCGTATGGGCTAAGTTCATAACTGCGGTAACGACCTTTGTTCAACCATACTCTTCCCTGAAAAGTATTATTGGGATCGCTGTCTATCGTATACACATTATCGAATTTATAACCAGTGTTAGTTGCTACAGAATTGTTATCTGTTACTATGCTTACTGGAAGATTGAGGAAGTGGTTCACACGCTTTGCAGTGAATTCTGCCATGTGATAGTAATTGTATTCTGGAGAATTGAAGGCGAAGAGCAGTACACCTTTAGTCATCGTTTAGTCTCTGTCTCTTTAAACTCTTTAAGATATGCTGCCATATTTTCTTGATAAACAGATTTTAGTTTATCTAACAGAGAAAGTCTATCGACTTCTACAGGTCTATTATGCGTGTCTAATAATACAACCTTTTCACTATCAAAACTCTGTAAAAAGGTAATGGTCGTGGCGTCTGCTATCCACAAACCATTTTGATCGGCTACTAGAAATTTGTTTTTGTATTTTTCCCTAAGGTAATCTTTAGCGGAATTATGTGCGAATCTTGCTTTTGCTTCAGATAGAAGACTTTGGATATCCATATAAACCTCTCTTCCGAGTATTTATATGGTGCTAGACTACGCTAAAAATTAGGTGATCAGGATACTACGTTAGAGCCGGCTAATGTGATAGTGCCCCAGCTATTTGCAATATTAGTTGTTGATGGAGGAACTAAAGTACAAGTGACGCTTGATCCGCTACCTAAAGTACCGTTACCGCTGATCTTGTCGAACAAGCAATGTACTGTAACTACTGAACCGTTGTCACCATTTGAACCTTGTACACCATTAGTTCTTGCTAGATATTGAATCTGAACAGTAGTAGTGTACGGCGCTGTACCTGAATCTTGGTCAAAGATTGTTGTGTTTCCAGTGCTTAGTCCGAAATAACCTGAGTTAGTTGAGACTGTTGCTGAACCGCTACCGCCTGTCTTTGTTACACCGGTGTATGATGTACCTGCGATTGTGCGTGAACCTGAGTTTTGACCGCTAATGTTCAATGTACCACATGCAGTTGCCAATGTATTCATGGCTGCATTGATACCTGCTTCAGTATTTGAGTGTGAAGCTGAAAACTTCAACTGACCGCCTGCATTAAAGAAATAACGAGCGGCATCACCGTTTGCGAATGTGCAAGTGAATGTGAAGTTCGCATAGTCTGTCCATGCTGAAACTGTTGTCTGTGTGTTTGAACTTGTAGTACCTTGAGCAGCGGCGTTGCCTTTGCTTGCCCAAATTGTTTGTAAGTTTGTAGGAATTGCGGCGATATAAGTTACTAGACCACCTGCTACCGGAGCAGTTACGCTTGTGATGCTACTGCCTTGGTGTGCCGCGGCGCTTGCTGTGTTGTTTACTAGGCTAGCCCAACTAGTAGCGGCGACCACTTGACCAGTTGCGACGTTTGCTACAGCAGTCTGACCATACCCGCCCTGACCGCTACCCGTTGCCCAAGTAGCATTCAATGTATTAGCAGTACTGGTAGGGTTACCTCCAACCAAGGTGTTAAAGTCTGTTGCTTCAATCAAATTAAATTGTGCGTAGCTCATGTTTTAAATTCCTATCAATCTATAGTTTTATTTATCTTATTATGACGATTGCTTCGACCTCACCCAAGTCTTGGGTAGCCTTGTCTTCTAGACTTCGTCCTATAGTGTTAAATGCTGTGGCCTCACCATTTTTAGCTGATCTTGCGGTACCTTCGCCCGCGCTTACTAGACGATCACCCTTGGCTACTGTGCCTATAACTTTGACTTTTACTCGTCCGGATACTGCTACAGCAGGGTGTGTCTTATCTGATCCTGCCCCTGCGTTCATGAGATATGCGGCTGTGTTTGATATAACCCCGAACACATCTTCACTTAATTCATAGCGTACTGCTCTGATCTCTTTTTGACCGCCCAATTCTACTACTGTACCCGGAGACAATTCTGTTTCTGATTCAAATCTCTCAGCCAAGTCAGCGTATGTCGCTTCCATTCTGGAGTTTCCTACTAAAGACCATGTACCTGTGATAGTACCTGCAGTAGTGTTTCCGCCGGTCGTAATCACAGAAGTCAAAACTGTAGTAGCATTTGCTATCGTGCAATTGATGTTACCTGCGTTGACATTTCCTGATGCTGTAAGACCTACAGTTGCGATATTACCTGAAACAGACAGATTACCGGCTGCGGACATGTCACCGCCTACCGTCAAGTCTGAACCTATCGATACATTACCGAAACTTGTAGTACCAGTTGAACTAGTTGCAGTCAATACTAACCAGTTGCTAGTAATTGTTTCGCCATCTGATGGGCATACGCAAAGAGTATTGTTGTTGGTATTAAACCATAACTGACCGCGTATTGGATTTGGGGGAGGGGTGCTGTCTGCGAAATTCTCTAAGACATGCACGAAATTAGTGTCAAGCACTTGGCCGTATCCTGCGTAGTTACGACCAGGAAGCCCTAAAGAAGTACTTGTTGTGTTAATTTGTCCGTCAGCGATGGTTGTAAGTACTTGTCCGTCGCTTTTAACAATCGTATATGCCATAGTTTATTATCCGCTAATTTTATTTATCATCACAAAGTTATCTGATTTGTGAGGCTTTGTATTCTCACTGTATAGTCAATCTGTATCTGACGGTTCAATGATTTCTGCACTGGGTGGAATATGACATGGGTCAACAATCGTGTTATGATGTTTCCATCACTGTCAGTTCCATAATTTGCAAGTAATCCCAATTCGTCAAAAATGTAATCTGAGTCAGTCTGTGTGCTGTTATCGAATGCTCCTTGACCTGAAGGCTCACCGTAATCTAACAAACACTGCACTAAGATATCTGTGTACAATCTACCTGAAGTATGATTGACAGTCATCTTGTTTCTTGTAGGGTCTTGGTTGAAGACGCTGGTATCGTCAACGATCTTAGCATAGGTTTCGTTATAAAGAGCGGCGTTTTGCCCTGTTGTATTGGGCGGCAGATATGTAATGATACCTGTTTCGTCTACGCTAGCACCACCGTTGCCGAAGGCCATTTGATAAATCTCGCCGAACCCGCGATTGCTAAGTGTGTCGGCAAGAGCCTCACTCATATTTTCATAATTGATGGCATTTTTCTTATCTACGAATACTTCCAAACTATTTGGATCATAGATTTTCAAAAATCCCTCAATCTTATAAGATAGTGTTATCATTAATCGTCAGCCCTCTTTTGCACAAAAACTTCCTTTGTGTTAGGATCATAAATCTTTATATGTGACGACAGATAAACCCCGTTATTTTCATTGGGTTTCTTGGGCTGGATTTCCGGCTTTTTATCGTCTGATTCCGATTTTTTTCCTACAGAATTATTTATCATTTAAGTAACATCCACTTTTAAGAATCTTGCCCCTGCAGTATCAGCGATCTGCAATGGATCTCCTTGTGTCTCGTTATATATGCCCGGGATAGGGTTCCATACACTAATATAGTTAGATTCTGTCATCTTGTTGTATTCAAGCAAACCAAACACAGTCGTGTATATCGGTATATTTGGACTGATGATCGATCCTAATACGCCTCTTTGTACGCTTATTATGTTGGCTTCTTCATCGACATTCAATATCTGCATATATTCACCGTTGACATATAACAATTTACCTTCCAATGAAGTGATGGTTAAATTATCGCCGGTTTCTATCCAGATACCTGCTTGTATCGATACGAATGCTCCTTGACCGCTTGAACTCAATATCAGATAATCTTGATCTATATACTGACCCTTAGTGTCGTTATATACCGTGACTTGTATTAAGTCTAGTCTGTTAGCGATCAACGGTACCTTATGATATCCATATTCTTGAGCAGGAGTTACTGATTCCTGAGTCACAGTATTTGTCAACTTTGAAGCATCCCCTACTTTTATAGAAGTGCTATATTCACCTACTGCCTCACGCAACCAAGTTCTTGTCTCTGTGTTTGCGCGGTATACATCTGCTTGTCCTGCAACATTGACGATCTGTAGATAAGTCTGTTGATCAGGTGTTGATGAAGGCATCATGCTTGTGATGATGACATCATCGCCGGGCAATACTTCAGTCAATATGCATACTTCGTTAGCATCATGGAGTTTTAGATTACTGCTTGCAACGCGCTTGCCGTTAACAGTTACCCACAATCTGTCAACATTAGTCTGCTCCCACTGTGTGACCTTGATGTTCAAACCACTTTGTACTGACAATGTTTTTGTGACACCGTTTCTAGTCTCAGAGATGCTAAACTTATCATCGAGGCTATCGATCTCAACAACCTGTTTGATATAATACTTCTGACCAGCAATGATTTGCGGTATGTTTGTTGGCTTACCAAGATCGATACCATCTTCTGTGAAGTATACCGGAGTGCCTTCTACTAATCCTGTCACTTTACCAACTGTTATGAACTCGCTATCGCTGGCAGTTGCTGTCTTATTGTACAACACATAACTTTGATGTAATGAAACATAACCGCCACTCACATAAGTGTTGACATCAGTTAATGGAACTGATGCAGTATATGGTACATCTGCGATATACTCGTACAATGCAAATTCGTTAGGACCTAATACATTGATAGTAAACATTTGACCGTTCAACTGTACAGAACCCTGAACTCCTTCGATTCTCACTACATCGTTATCTGATAAGTTGTGAGGTATGCTTGTAGTTACTGTTGCAGGTATCACTACATTATTGACATATGATATAGGTGATACTTGTTGTCCTGTATATTCATTAGTAAACAAGTATTGTCTTTCTGTATCATTGTAAGTAGTCACAGCGATAGTATCTGATATACTTGGAGCCAATGAATTGAACACCAATGTTGATGTTGTATAGTTTACATTATATTCTGTAGGACTTCTTCTTTCGCCATTTACTTCAACGATAGCATTTTGCGGATTATCGCCTTCTAGATTATTGACTAATGTGTATGGTCCAACTGTACCATTACCTAAGAACTGCTGTGTCTGAGGTACTGCATATCCATACTGTACAGGTTGTGTCTCACCAAAGAATGAATATGAGATATAATCTGTCTCTGGATCATAATGATCTGCAAATACGATCTTAGCATTGATCTGATTATCAGCAGGCATAGCCGCATAGTCTTGTGTGACGAATACTGCTGTTCCTGTAGCACCTGTCAATGTCACAGGATTACCAAACTGATCCTTGATAGTGAATGTAGTTGGTGACAACACTTGATCGATATAATAACTTGTCAATGGAGTGATATCCCCGAATATAGTATCGCTGAAAGTGACTCTTTGATCAGATGCTAAACCAACTGTGCTGAATACTGTGACGGAGTTATTGACTGCGCTAGTAGCGATAACATAGTTCGCTAATCCAGGTACTAACTTCTGTCCGTTATAGAATACTGCTGGTTCTGTATAAAACACACCATCAGTATCAACTTGTACGATACCACCACCGTTGTAATCTAAATTAGTATAATTGCAATCAAGTGAAATCTCATCAAAACCTGTAGTTGTATTGATCTCTATAGGATCGTTGTCAGTATTTGATTTGACTAACTGATCGCCATTGCCGATCTCGTAAACATCTATGCGTAATTGCTGTCCTGATGTCAATGGATTGATCAATGTGACAGTCTTGTTATACCAGTTAACTGTATAATCATTGTTTTCATATAGTGTCACGCTCAAGCCGTCTATCAACAAGAACACATTGATCTGCGCAGGAGTCTGCGTGGCAGAACTGAAATCATATTCGTTTGATGTTTCTAAATCTAATTCAAGTGATACAACTTTATAACCAACATGTGCATATTCACTTGCTGGCCAGTTAGTGCCAGGTCTTGTGTTTACAGTCATCACTAATTGATCTGATACGATGCCAGGAACCATTTCTTCTGGACCATAACCGAACATGAATGGATCACCTTGTACAACATATTCACTCTGTCTTTCTTGGAACACATTAGTGTTGCTCCAATATACGGGAGTACTTGCTATATCGCCGGTCTGCAATACTGTGTTATTATCTCCGACTATAGTATATTCATTCTTTTCTTGTACATATATCACGCTGTTCAAGTTTTCTGTTACACCAGTGGTTACAGTCGTGAAGTTTAATCCATCACTTGATCTCTTTACGACACCGTTGTTTCCTGCAAGAACTAATACACCGTTTGCAAAGTATACATCATTGTAAACTATACCTGTCTCTGTTATGTCAGTCCAAGTAGTACCATTAGTACTATAAGAGATTATCTGGTTACCTACAGCATAGATTCTACCAAACGCAGAAGTTACCGCATTGTATGCTCTGTTGAATGTACCTGATACCTGATTCCAATTTAGTCCATCTAGACTTCTATAGATTATACCACCTGTTGCTGTGCTACCTACAGTGATGAATCCATTGAATCCTGAAGCCGTAACATAAGAAACATCATTCAAACTATTTGTGGATACTACAGCAGGCAATCTTGCTTGCCAGTTTACTAAATCAGTACTTGTGACAATATTTGGATTTACTGCTATCCATAAACCATTGTGATAAGTTACTGCCTTGAATGCCTGATTTGCGGAGATCATCTTTATCTTGAAGAAATCGATCAAATTCGCACTAGTACCAAACGGTATATAGAATGAATCTGTTCTCCATGTCATTTGATCATCACTAGTGAATAATGGAATCGCGCTATTTGATGATGTCATAACATAATTGTTATCTTGCTTGACGATATCAGTTATAGATAAAGTCTCGTCTGCCAATTTGAACAATGACCAATCATTTTGTATCTCAATGTCAGCGATCACACCTGAGTAATTAGGTAGATTTGCAGGTGCTACATAATTCGTACCATCAAATGTTATAGCAGGTATGTTTACATTAGTTGCATTGAATGATTGATTGATGAGTTGTGTATCTAGTGGATACTGCTCATCAGGATTGAATTCATTGCCCTTGTATGTAGTGTTAGGATAGACCAATCCAGTGAACAACTGTGTCAAATCACGACCAGGCATGTTGATGCTAGGTGCATACCAACCTTCTGCTCTGTCAAGTGCATTCAATCTGCGATCACCTGCGTTCAATTCTTCCCACTTACCAAACACGAATGTTGGATCATTGTTTGATACTACGCAGATATAGACTCTATTATTGTATCTAACAATGCTTGGATCGAAATAGAACGGTTCTGGCAACGTCATGAATGAGCCTGCTCTTGCTACAGTCATATTTGTGAGTTGTCCGCTTATTATAGTTAGCGGTGCGCCGCCCGGGTTAGTTGTGATAGTTATAGTGTTTAATAATGGCGTGTCAACCGTCTTCACATAGTAAACAACACCCATCTCTATTTCTGTCGGTAATGTTGTTCCAGTAAAGACGACTGGATCATTGACTGAGAATCCTGCAGTGCTTGTCACTACTATAGCGTTACCTGAAGTAGTGCTAGATGATGTAGTCAATGTATAACCATTATATGTGAAATCATCCCCGCTGACTGGTACTTGGAACAACGGATCATTATAAACTTCTAATGTGTTCGCGTTGATTACCTTCAAGTAGTATTCAGCAGTTTCACCTATAGGTGTTCCTTCAGTAATTAACTTAGTGATAGCACCGTCACTAGTGACCGGCAATGACCAACTATATGCGCCTGGCACTATAGGATTGATTCTTGATACAGTCAAAGTCAAATCGTTTGTTGGGCTAGTTCCGCCTAAATCATTACCTAGTATAGTGATAGTATTATTCTGAGTGAATCCTAGACCACCTGAACCTATCAATACATTATATCCGCCTAGAACATAACCAATATCGAATATAGGATCTGCTATGATCTCTTGTGTCATAGTGACATTGCCTGATTCATCATTCAATATAACTGTTGCTTGTCCTGTGCCTGTTTGTGCGACATTGTTGCAAGTAAAGTTTGCAACATAGGCATCGCCAGTACCTGAACCAATTCCTGTAGCTACGAATATTACATCAATCTCATTTGCTTCTGCACCTATAGCGGTGAAATCAGTATTACCTAAACTGTTGATGATATAAGTATTTCCGATTACGAACGACCCAGCATTAACTAATGTTGAACCAACATCGTCCCAGTTACCTGTACCTACTTGCTTGATCTGATAATCTTTGTTGAATACTAGATCGCCCATGTTTTGATAAACTTTGAACGATGCGCTGCCTTTAGCAGTCAATGATCCTGCGCCTGTGACTAGGTTCAATGCGCCTTGATTCTTTTGCTCAGAGATAGTGAATGTTGAGCCATTAATGATATGTCTCACATAATAATCCGTATCCAGTTCTAATCCACCGAATACTAGACCACCTGTGAATGTGAATGGCATACCTACATATATGTTATCTGTGTTATAATCTGATGACAATGTTACTATGCCATTATCTGCGGCTAGGTCTGTTCCTAATGTTGATGGTAGATATGGTTTGTTTATGATATAGTCACCGTTTCCACCTGGACCTGACAAGATATAAGTATTATCTTCTATCTCTGTTCCCGTGAACACACTTCCTGGATATAGATTTCCACCACTGATGTTAGATACTGACATCACATTTCCATTAAATGTAGCATCGAAAGTTACAATACTATCTGTGCTTAATGTACATACGAATGGGATCTTACCCACATCATAAGCATAGTAAGTATTATTAGTTTCTAACTCACCTATGTTATCGCTAACTGTGAATGAGAATCCATTATAAAGTTGGCTAGTGTTTCCAGTTATTGCTACTGTGTTATCTACCAATGTCTGTTCTATAGTCTTGGTCGCAAGATTACCATAAATCAGTTTAGATCCCGTAATATCAGCATAATTGTTTGATGATGGGTAGAAAGTGAACTTCTGACCATTCACTTGACCAGGGCTTACTGGTAATGATATATTGACTATCATGCTACCGCTAGCCGCTGATAGATCAACGACTTGTGATTGACTTGTGATGAAGCAATAGTTACCAGAACCTGCTGTCTGAGTAGTGGTTGTGAATACTGCTCCGCCCGGTGTAGTGCTGATAGTGATCGTGTTGTTTACACCGATCTCCTTGACATAGTAAATCGTCTTAGGACTGATTCCACCAAAACTAGTTACCGCTATATTATCGACATACATCGTGTCAAATACTATAGCATCTCCTACTTCTAATCCATTAGTAGTCTCGACACCAATATTGCCGAATGCGTCAGTAGCAGTAACTCTGATATATGTTGAATCTGTGTTCTCGCTAATAGTAAATGACTCAGCACTTAGTACCGATACTACATAATAAATCTTGTTTTCTTCGATACCGCCGAACACATCACCTGTGAACACTACTGGTGCATTTAAGTATAGACCAGTCGCGCCACCTGTACCTATAGGATTCAATGGGACGATCACAGTATTGTTGCTTGAGTTAGTACCTGTGACTGTTCTAATACCAGGATATGCTGTAGTGATTCTGGCAGCATTAGTGACCTTGGCAGTATAGCATTTCATATCTGCAGGACCTGACGGACCTAATACTAATGGTGCACCATCAGGTGTTGCGCTGACAAAGAATCTTGTTAGACTTGTGATAGAACTCACATAATAGACAGTATTCGCTGATAGACCACCGCTAGCACTAGAGAACTTCACTGGCATATTGACTGTCATGCCTAATGTAGAACCTGAAGGATTGCTTATGCTTGGTTCTACTGCAAGTTCTATACCTAACGGACCGGTGCTTGCTACTCTTCTTTCAAATCCTGACCATACAACACCTGCGCTATCTGAAGTAGTGATCGTTGTAGGATTATTAGACACCGAGATGATTGGGAATACGGTCCCGCCTGCGCTTGACAATATGTTATTGATATCTGGCTGTGTGCTTGACATCAACATGCTTGAGCCAGAACTATCTTGGTAATAACCTACGAATTCGCTAGCATAGAATGAGTTTGGAGCCCAGTCTGTGATTTGAGTATCATAACTTGTTCTATCAAATTTGATAGTGATATTGTTTTCTCTTACAGGACTACTTGATGTTACTGCTAATGCTCTAGCACCAACCTTGAAACTCTGCGTGCCTGAACCTTGAGAAGAATACTCAACTCTGTTTTTATCTTCTATAGCATCTAGGTAACTATCATATAGTGCTATGATTGTGACTGGACTTGAATCTAATACATTGATATAGTAATATTCATTGTCAGCGAGGTTACCTATGTTAGTAGTACCTTCTACATATCTTACCATATCACCAGTAACGAATGTAGGTGCATCCAATGTTATAGTGTTTGTTTCTATGTTGACATTACCACTAGCAAATGTATATGTGGCTGCTTCTTCGATCACAATATCAGGTGTTACTGCATATCCTTCACCTGGATTTATGATGTTGATCGTAGATACTTTGTCAAGGCTCATAGTAACTTCTAACTGAGCCTGAACTCTTGGTTCTGGATATATACTTGTATCTATGATCGCCAATGCTCTTGGTGGGTTAGCATAGTTCTTACCGCCATCCAACACTATGACAGGAGGTAAATCCATGTATACATTAGTGCCAGGCAAGTGTACTGCTACAGTTGTCTGGTTTATACCTCTCGTTAATCCTGATAGTTCGCCGGTAGCTCTGTTCACGCTAGCATAACTTATCAATTCATCGTTGATCTTGATAGTACCGTTGATTGGATATCCTTGAGCATTATCAACAATGATAGAATTGCTTACCAAAGTAACATAAGATAACAATTCGCCCATGAGATAATCTGGTTGACCTGTGAGGCTTAATCCATAATTGTTAAACCATTCTTTATATTTTTCAGTCTTCCATATTGGGCTGTCTGGTAAGAATTCGTATTCTGTATCAGCATTGTTGTAAACTAATTGTGGGCTTACAAACTTATCTATGTTAGTATCATATTCTGCAGGAACATCAAAGTCTGTGATAGTACCTGGATATACATCGCCACCTGTGTAATCAAACAAGAATTCTTTGATAACCACATGATATGGCTTAGTCTCATTGACATAGCCACTTAAGAACTCTTGATTGTCTGATATGAAATTCTGCAATGGTTTCAATTCACGAATCTTATGTGAGACATCTACTAATGATGTCTTGTTTAGCCATGGCAGATAATTTTGATTTTCAATAGTCTCTTCTTGGATGTATTCAAACATCAATATGAGGCTCTTGTTTCTATGAATCAACAATTCATCAGTATAAATCTGTTCGTTCAATGATCTAATGATCCAGCGTGTAGGCTGACTTGGGAACACATCATAACTGTCTGTATCGTAGAATGTGCCACCGAATCCAAATCCACCTGCATCATAGTCATATAGTTCAGATTTAAATCTGATAGTGCCGTTTTCAAGGCCTATTCTAGTCCAAACATTGTCACCATCATAAATATAAGTTTCACTTAAACCTAAACCGTTCTTAGATACTGTTACTATAGTACCTGCCGCAACATTCAATGTTGATAGATCGGCGTATACAGGCACTTGCAATACTGATCGTGTGTTGTTGTCAAAGCCGACTGCCCACCAGTTTACATATTCCCAGTAATCTGCTGTGTCATAATATGTGCCTGATTCGAATAAGAAATCAAATGAACGAATCTCGGCTATAGGATATTGCTCCATTATGCTGTTAGCATACTGCAAGTAATTCTTTAATGCCGCGAATCTGTCATAGAAGAAAGTCTGTCTTGGTCTTGCTAATACACCTGACTGTACAGCCTTAGGTAAGAACGGATCAGGTACTGAGTTGCCTGATTCATCTACACCGCTGAAACTATCTAAGAATCTATCATATAATGATTCTGGTTGTGTGATACCAAATGAGCCGGGTACGCCAGGCAAGAAATCATCAGCAAAGTTGCTTCTAATCAAATCAAACTGCTGGTGTGCTGGATTGTTTTCTTGACCTGTAGTGAATCCAACATGCAATACACTACTGTTAGCGTTGATGAACGGTTTGCAATTATAGATAGCAAATATGTTTGTTGACAATGTGGCAAGATAACTTATACCGGAACCTTGTGGGTTGCTGATATAGTTGGCGATATTGATATCTGCTAGATTTTTGTTAGATGCTATCACCCCAGTATTTCTAGCCCAGAAATAGTACACAGGAACAACAGTGTTATTTGAATTTAATGCTGTTTGTACTGTGAATCTTGATATATCTTTTGGTATGCCAGGACCTTGATATGCTGTAGGAGGTACAGTACTTGCTACCCATGTGCATACTGCAACATCACTGCCTGGGAACAATTGTCCCCAATATCTTGCATTATATTCATTATCATTTTGATGATAGTTTAAGAATCTAATGTTAGTTGTGTCGAACCATATCTTACCAACTTGATCTGCACCCCATACTAAGTTAGGTGCTACTGCGTTAGTATTGTTATAACCTGCAGGATCAATGTTGCTGATATAATCTATGTTTTGTCTTACAGCACCTAAGATTTTGCCTTGTAATGGGTCGATATAATCTAGGTTTATTAAAGTATTATTAGTCTCGGCGTCGAATATCTGTAGATTCTCAACACGGTCGATATCAACGACCGGGCTAGTTTGTCTAAACACTGTCCAGTTTTGTTCACCTACATTGTTGATGTAAGTCACTACTTGACCATCTATCACAGTAGGTCTGAAACCAGGCGCACCGATCACAATTCTATCTTCGTTCCAGTCTAACGCATAACCATAAGTTGGTTGTGCGCCGTATACTAGATTCTTAGCATTAACACTTTGACCATATGTATATGATCCTATGTTGTTCAACGATTCGTTGTAATTGCCTAGATAATCGAAAATGTATACTGCGCCAGCATTGTCGAATACATCAGTAAATTGTGTTGAGTTGTTATCAAAGATAGTATCGTTGTCGTTTATATTGTCATCAACGAAATCAAAAGTAGTTAATGTATATCTGTCACCTACTGGTGCGCTTACTGCTACACTGTTGAATTCATTGAATTTAACTGTCGTACCAAACTGGCTAGCACCCACTGGATGTGGGCAACTTATGATTTGAGTTTGAGTGTAAAGTTTTAATCCAAGTTCAGTTAATGTGACTGGATTATTAGTTGATACTAACAACTCTTGATTGATATTTGCAAGATTTTGATTTGCTAGTGTGATCACTAATCTGTTTTCTTGAGCCGATGCGATAATATTAGGTACATTGGCTGTGTTGATTGCTGTCGCCGCTACAGTAGCATTACCTGCAGGTATAGTGACTAAGAAACCATTTATCAATATTTGTCTGGTTGCAGTAACATCGACTTCTTCGACACCTATCACAGTGCCGAATCTCGCGCCACCACAAGTATATCTAAACACAGCACCTTCTGCGTTAGTTGCGCTCAAGTAGAAAGGAGCACCTACTAATATCTCAGTACCGAAATTGTTAGCATCTAGGCTATATCCAAACTGTACACCTATTCTTGGTGTCTGCTCGTTAGTCAATGTTTGTACTAATACAAATTCATTGCCGCCGATAGTTAATATATCACCGTAATCAAACTCGCCACTATATGTGAAAGTAGTACCTGATACTGAGTATAATGAAGTGTCTACTAATATACCATTCTTAGTTACTGTCAATGGTAATAGAGGATTTGGGCTCCATATCAAAGTGAATGTAGCAGGAGTATCTTCATCGTATGCTTGATTGATCTCAATGTTTTGTACCAATCTGTCATAGATATAACTGTTACCATAATTTGCTAATGCACCTTCATCAACATTTGGTGCGCCGACAACTAATGTTGTACCATAATGATTTGTACTAATTGAGTGGCCGAACTTATCAACAACTGTTGAAGGGCCGTTTATAGTAGTCATGTACTGATAATCACACTGTGTAGCAGAACCAGTACCTGAGCCAACTCCAGTGGCTCTGAAGTATATACCTACTTCGTTTGATACTGCGCCTATCGATGTAAATTGAGGGTTGCTTCCTAATGAAGTTATTTGATATGTGGCTCCAGATACAAAACTTCCAGCATTTGTTTCTACATTTCTTCTACGATAAACATGAACCTTGTTTCTTGCAACAGGTGTTGTTTCATTATAATCGCTGATGTATAACCAATTCAAATCACCAGACAATGCTAGACTGCTACCGAAATTAGTTGAACCTGATGTTGCTGATTCTGATGAAGCAGATATCAACTGATACAACTCTAATTCGTCACTTACTGTTGTGTTGTTTAATGTATAAATCTCTACCTTAGGGCTTGTAGTAGGTTGGCTGATGACATACAAATTGTCTTGATGTATGACCGCTGTACCAAAACTTGCACTGCCTGATAATGTTTCGGTATTTGTATATTCATTTGTGATGACATCTAGGCTATATCTGTAAACATCGCCTTCACCGCTATCAGCGAATAGATAACCAACATCTGAATCATATGCCACTGCATTACCGAAATTGATACTGCTTGGCTGATAATATTCATTATCATACAGATAATTGATGCTCTTCAAATATACTGCCCAGCTACCGTCAGTATTAGTATCTACCCAAACTTTGTTCTTGACGAATTCTGTGTCAGTCAATGGTAGTGAGTTCACATCGCCGGGTTGTTCTACTCGTTGTGTGCCAAATTTCAATCCTATACCTTGACCAGTCAATATTTTAGTTGATCCTGGCAATGATAGTGTGATTAATATCTGTCTAGGATTGATGATAGTATTCGCTACAAAGTATCCGTTCACCGCAGTATCAAAGTTGATGATAGCAAAGATATCATACTGTGATAGATTATGTTCTTCTTTGAATGTTACCGTGCAAGTACCGTTTAAGTTGCTACGAACTTGTAATACTTGTCCAACGCTAGTAGGAGTCAATACTTGCCAGTTTGACTGATAATCAGCGATCCATATAAAATCATTGACATAAAGATTACCTAACGGTACGACTATGCCATTTTTATCTACAGCAGTCGGTAAATTGCTGTAGAAGTATGCTGACATCTTGACATCATCGATGTTTACATATCCTGCGTTTGGATATACTCTGTTAGGTGTATCTAACGCTAAAGTAGGTAATATGTAAGGGGTCGTTATCGGTCTACCATAGTTATATAAACTGTATAGAGGAACTAATTGTTGTGCATCAGGCACATCATTACCATTAGTCAATCCTATGATACCTGGATTACCGGTTAACTGACTCTCATTCAATTTGAATTCAATGAAATTATCGTTTAGTGTACCACCGAATGTACCTTGCAATATAGCCCAGTTTTCATAGACATCGTAATCGATACCGCCCTGAGGCAAGTTTGCGCCCTTGAATGCTTTGACAGAATTCAAAGTACCTTTTTCTTTGATTAGGTTCTTATAAACATTGACCTGAGTGATGTCTGTCAAGTCTGCGCTTGCCATGTATTCTCTTGGTCTGAAACCGATCAAACTAAATGATAACAGATCGGCATCTGTCTCTAAATTGGCTGAATCACTGTTATAGTACAATGCGCTTTCGAAACTGCGTGTGCTACTGTTAGGCAACAATCCTTTTTGTATCTCATCATAATCAGTTACCTTCCACTGATTCTGATTGAACTTAGGATTAGGCTGAATTATCTCTAGTGCTGTGAAATATTTGTTCTTGTACTTGACGATCTCGCCCTTAGTATATTTGAGATCACCAGTCCATTCTTGTATATTATCCTGATTGTATATGAAGCCGCTAGCAAACACAGTGCCGTTCCACTCTGCGCTCTTAGTTCCGCGAACAAATATACGGCTCTGTCTCAAACCTGATACTAGATTATAGATCACATCATTGAACAATGTCTCGTTCTGGAACACGATACCATGTTCGATGTTGCTTAGATTGAATTGTCCATAACCTATAGCGTCGCCCTCGTTCAATGGTTTGATAGAAAAATATGTTGAATCTCTTTCAATACACAAATCTTTATTTTGTATTGGATATAAATTATTATTCAACACAAAATTTGTTTGATTGTAAGTCAACGGTTGAACAATATAATTTTCTTTATCGATTGATAACTTCTTGGCAGAAGGATTTAATGTTATCACGCTACCTGAAGTGAATCCTATCTGTGTCCAATATAGGAACTCAGCAGCCATCTGATTCCAGTTGATTACGACATCTTGTATTTGATCATCAAATATTGCACCTCTGCTAGTTAACCATGCACCATAATCGATCAAGAATTGACATACATCATTTATTGTATAATAAGTCGTTCCATATGGTACTAATATTTCAGACTGATAATGATCTATTGCGACCTGCACAGTCAAATCTTGTACTGTGATTTTGTCTTTAGGTCCGCTGATGATAGGACGCAATGTTCTGAAATAGGCGCTGTTCTGACTATTGCCGAATACAGAATATCCGTTAGTAGTTTTTTGTACGACTACTCCAGAATATACAAGTTTGAAACTTGGTTGATTTTCATACAACAACACCTGATAACTTTCATCAGGAATCATCAAACTACTGTTATTTGAGCCCGGTGTGCCTTTTTCAACAAAGAACTTCAACAAGGCTTTATCACTAAAGCCTGCAAGTCTGTGTACTAGTCTTACATCAAGGTTGTTGAGCAACTTAGTGATATTATCAGTAGCATTTATACCTAATTGTTTTGTATAATCTACTATCCAATTGATATAACTCGTCTTTGCTGTGCCATTACCATATATCTGAATCTGATTTGGAACGAGGTGAGTTCTACCATTCACTAAGAATTGGTTGAATTCTGCATCGTATTTGTAATTGTCTAGGTCAACACCTAAGTTATAAAAGTCTGCTGGCTTCAATAATGATTGCAAGCGCATCAAGTCGAATGGATATGTAGAACTCTTTCTATATGAGAATTCTACGGGAGCATCATCACCTACAATCCAATCACGCTTGAATGTCAATTGATTGTAATTTGCGATCAATGTTTCTAGTGGTGCTTTAAGATTTCCTTGATCATCTACTGGGATGATGTTCAGCAATCCAGGTCTTGCATACAATGGTCTTACTACAGGGTTGCCGCCGTTATAGTCTATACCATCCTGTAAATCATTCCATAATATCAAGTTTTGATTTGTCCATGGTGCGGGACCATAACGATCTACCCACCAGTCAGGTTGAATAGCATAACCGATCATTGCCCATGGCGTCAAGTTTGGAGTAGAAGTATCATATACATACTGGTATATGCCTCTCCAATTGCCTTGCAATACTAAACTATTATCAAGTTTTAATGTGCTTTCTCTATAGTTGTAAGTATACTCATCGGTCGATCTATATAATTGAGTCTTGTAATCTAATCTGTTCTGTCCTACCCAATCAAGGAAATTTTTGCTATAAATTTCTGTGTATTCGACATAACTCAATGTGTTAGTTCTGAAATAACCAGGAGTAGTCAATGCAAGATCGATAGGTAATGATCTGCTTAATTTAATATTATTGTAAACTCTAGTCTCATATTCAAGCAATGCTTGATCTCTAAAGTCTAATGGCATTCCATATACTTCGCTATATTCTCCGTATAGTTTATTATATGAACCATCGTGTCCTTGTATGAAATAAGTAGGCTCAGAGTAAGTATCGTCTATCAATACTTTTGGTGTATATAGAGGATATAAGCCTAACTTAGATGGTGTGTTTGGTATATAAGAACCATAAGTCTGATTATACTCTTTAACGATGATGCTATCGTTCGCCTGCAAGAATACATTCACTCTAACGCTTGGGCTATCTGTGCTGACCACATATTCTGTGCCGCGCAACAACTGTTTTATGACTGATACTCCATTTATCTTTCTAGAAAGATAAACTAACACACCGTCATAATTTGCAGTAGTAAAATCATAAATCTTGCTTAATGGGAAGTTGCTTACTTCTGCTTGGTTAGCAAAATTATAACTATTGGTTGCGAACGGTGCCTTGCTTGGTATCATGTCTGACCAGAAGAAAGGTTGTTCTTGATTCTTTACACTTGTAATAATATCGATGGCTTCGTCAAGCAACATTGCAGGATCGAATTTTTGATCTGCCGCTATCTGATTTACTGTATCAACTAACAAATTCTTAAACTTGATGTATTCTCTGCTGTTGAATAGTAATGCATCTGATAGATTATATTGAGGATCGCGCAAGAATGCGCCGGGTAATACAAGGCTCGCGCTATTCTGTATGATCGCTGTTCCCCATGGTACTAAGTTTCCTAGATCACGGAAGTTGTTAGGACCGAATACAGGACCTGTAGTATCAGGGTTATTTTGGAAAATAGATTGATATTGACCTCTGATATCTCCGATGTCTACACTTGTTGGATCAGTATTGAATGGGTTATTAGCGAGGTTGATAGGTATAGTGTAATATGCGTTCTCACTAGTCTCGTTGCTTAATATCAATACTTCAATAGGAGTATCGACATCTTCAGTCAACTTGATAGTGATGATAGTTTCTGTCGCAGTATTTTCTACAGTATAATCTGTGCCTAAAGTTAATATATTATTATTATTGAATACTTGCAAACTAGGCCAAGTAGTATCTTCTACACTTGCTTGAGGAATATCGACTACAACTGTATAATCTATGCTTTCATCAGCATTCAATATTAATGGAGGATTATTGGCTGTATAATCAAATTGGAATACTTGATATTGGCCGCTTTGTGCTACGGCAGTCTGCCAGCCGGTTAATCTTGTATATTCAGTTCTTGAACTATAATCATAAACGAAACCATTCTTAACATCGCTAGTGATTGAATTACCACCGGTCACATAATCAAATTGTTGTGTATATAATGATATTTCAAAACTTATATCACCCACATTGTTGATAGAACTATAACTGATAGGGAAACCTAATACGCTATCACTTATACCAACACCTAATTTATAATTGAATAATTTGCAACCATCAAATGTAGTTGATGGATATACAGAATTATTTCCATAACTAATTCCGTTTTCATCGAACAAGTCAAATCTTGGTGCTTGGTTTACAGTAGTCTTTTGCTGTGCCTCAGCAAAATCGTTTACTGTACCTGAATAGTATTCGCCGTTAAAGTATACTACTAGACCTTCAAAATTAAATCCATTTTTAACTGAGAACTGATCATCTATTAATACTGGGCTATCCACAGCTTCAGTCAATGTGATTACCGGAAAACTTGCTGCACCGGTATTATTGAACTCAGCGACATATATTTTGTTTCTTACATTTAAGTTAGTATCTTTTGCGAAAACAACTCTTGCTCCCGGGAACAATTGCAAATCTGCATTATCTCTTGGGTTCGCTATAAAAGAAACATTTGCGCTTGATGATACTGAATCGCTAGGTATAGGCCAATATACAGTCATCTCAAAGTTAGGACTGGTATCTTGGATAGATAGTATTCTTGTGCCTGTTGGTAATACACTAGCGGCATCGATCTTTACATCGTTGATCCATAACCCTTGACTAAATGTACCTGAAACAATATCGGCAGCAGGGATAGTCACTGTTGTAGTAGTCTTTTGTAGTACTTGACCAGTACCTTGAGTTGCTAGGCCTGTACCATATACAGTTAATGTTGTTCCTAAACCTATAGGCCAATTTGCAGTAAATGTATCACCTACTTGAGGTGCATCACCGGGATAGTCCGCTATCCATCCTATATTTGTCCATAATGTGTTGCCTACTTCTGCGATAGTATATTGATAACCATATACGAAAGTATTTTGAGTGTAGCCTTGACCTGTTGCTTTAAACAATAACTTGAATGCTTCGCCGTCGCCGACAGTATCACCTGTTGGTGCGCCGCAAGTGAATATCTCGTCTACAACATAAGGGCTATACCCTACTGCTGTATATCTTTTAACTTTACCTGTTCCCCCTGCAGGGCCGGTCGCTTGGAATCTAACGCCGGGAGCAGGAGTAGTAAAGCATCCAGCAGATGTCCAATCTGTGCTGCCTACGATCAATATCTCATACCATACTCCGGCAACGATCTCATCACTGAATATATTGTTAGTACCGGCTATAATGCTCCAGTCATCTTGTGTTGTAGTGCCTAGATTATAGATTACATATTCAGTGCCGGTTAAAAAGTTACCATCAACATCTAATTCTGCGCCTAGATTTAACCAAGTATCTTTTTGTGTATTTCCTAGACTATCAATCTGATAATATTGATCTTGTAATATACCTGATAGACCTATAGATGCTGAGTTTGAATTTACTGTGCCTGTATATTCAGTATATGTCTGAACATCAGGGTAATAAGTCTGCTGACCTTCTACGAAATCGAAAGCATTCTCAGTTCTATTATCTAAGAAATCGATGTTATCTTTACCGATTATACCATTGTTGAATAATCTTAAGTTAGGATAAAATTCAATGATAGGTCTTTTTGCTTTATTTTCAGGCAATGCTAAATCAGTCGCTATTTGCGGATTATTATTATAATCTGCGGTCGCATTGATGACATCAATATGGAACCAGCGATTACTTCTTGACCATGCATTTTTATTGATACTATTTCTTGCTATAGTGATATAGTCAGGTGTTGTAGGAATATTCAAGCCTTCATCATAAGGACCAATATCATAGTTCAATATGTCATATGGGCTTGCTGCCTGAGTAGTGAATGGTTCTGGCACATTCAATGATTCTACTGGAATCAATTCAATCGCGGTGCCTACACCTTCTACATAATATTCACCTTGCAAGTAACTTACAGGTATCACATCACCGTCAAATTCAACTTTTAAACCATTAGTGAATACTACACCATTTTTACTTGTATAATTCTTTTTACCTAATATGTCATTGTTGACATCAATAGTATTTGTTTCGTTGTTTTCAATTAACTGTATAGTGCCAACTCTATTAGCATTAGTACCGTCTTGATAATACAAGGTATCTAGTACTGCTGATATATAAGGAACCTGTGTGATAACACCGGCTGCTGATTTGTAGAAATTCAATCCAGCGTAATCATTACCATATAACACAGTTATTTTTTGTTCTGTCGGTATCAATCCCGCCGGGGTGATGAATGAGAGCAATCCTCCGAACACTCGTATAGTAAAGAAATAATCACTGACTTTATAATCTATACCGCCTATAGTTACAACTTCATCGGGATCTCCTGTGTTATAGAACATCACTGTTCTTAAGTTAAGGAAGGTTACTCCATCGATACCGTCACCTACAGGTTGACCAATCAGTTCACTATATGGTTTAGTGCTGACTAAACCTACAGTATTGTTCCCTGGAAAATTGTATTCGTCTTGCGCATCTTTTTCGGGAACAGTAAATGTCACTACCCCTTGGCTTGCGCCGTTATTAGTGACCCCGAACACATCTCTTACATATAGATTTTCTTGAGTGGCGCTATAACCGCTTAATCCTGGTTCACCTTGTATCCAAAATTGACTATCTTGATCTACTATAAAGTTATATGTACCGCCACGCAATAATACAAGATTAGGATTGTTTGTAGCCTCTGCACTACCTAAGGCCTTGATGCTGTATGAACTGGCTTCAGGCGTGACTATGAAATCATCAGTGTTATAAACTGTTGATGCTGACACACTTACTGCGGGAGGTCCTGTTGGAATCCAGTAGTACTGGTTGTAATTAATGATCTTATCAAGATCAGTGAAACTATCCCAACTATAAAACTGGCTAGAAAATAGATTGGTGTTGTTAGTTGTTATAGAACCTTGCTGTTGTAAAGCGTCTAGTATTCCTGGATAACTTATGAAATCTTTAGCAGTAGTCTCATTTTCTTTGACAAAGACTACACCAGGATCTAACTGATAATCGCGTCTGACTTTGTTTGGTTCTGTTACATAATAATCTTTGGCATCTACGCCATAACCAACTTTACTTCCTATGAAACCTTGTATCTTTTTAGTGACTGGTGGATTGACCAATTGGTCAAGAGTCGCGCCCAAGAACTGACTATTTGTTTCAGTCTGGAATATCTGCGGTAAAAACTCAAGTGTTCTTATTCTAGTCATTTTATGCTACTTGCAATTGGTCTGGTGTTAAAGCTGCGATAACTCTAATGTCATTCGCTGTTGCCGCGTTTACAAAAATCTCAAATGGTTTACATTTGATCTCATATAATGTGCCGAATGGTTCTGTTGGATCGTTAGGTACTAATACAGCACTACTGATGATATCACCTAATTGATTGTGTAGATAGGCGCTGAGTTCACTAAAGAAGAATGTATCGCCGAAATTCCAATTATTGATATCAAAATAATTATTCATGGCTGTCAATACCGCACTCTTAATGTCACTGTCACTGGCAGTAGTATCGCTGGTCTTGATGACTTTGATAGTACCACGCAATGCGCTTTGTGCTTTAGGACCAAATAATGGTTTAAACACTACACTATTTAATACCACAGAATCACTCAACATTTTGTAATCTTGCAATTGTCCATACTCTGCATTCAACTCATTGATAGTTGGTCTGCTTGGCATAGGCACAGTGTTTGCAGTGTCTTGAATATAATTTTGATATGCGGTATAATATGCCTGTGTCACTACATACAAATCGATTATGTTTGTAGTCGATGGATCTATTCGTGTAGTGTTGTTACTATTATGTCTATATAGGTAACTCAAGCCTTGTCTACCTGGCTTGACCGAATAATTAGTCTGTTCTACAAGAGTGTAACTTGTTTGTGTTACTGTAGCATCTTGAACTGACTTATAGAATTTATTATCTGTCGTAGCATAGTACAATTGTCCGACAGGATAATCATACTTGATCACTTCGATTTGACTCTTGATGGCATATGAATATATGATATCGGTGCTAGGAACTATCTGCTCTCTAGTTAGATTTACTGCATCTTGTATAGTTTCAAAGAACACATATTTACCAGTATTTGCTGATCCCGGAACTACTCCTGTTATCTCAGTAAAGAAATCAGGATTCACAACAAGCAAATTATTGTTTACATCTGTGCTTGCTACTTCAACTTCAAAATCATTTACATAACCGTCACTTTGTGTTGTTTGACCAATGATGTTTACTGGTATGTCATTGCCCAATGCAGTAGCACTATTTGGTTGAGTGTTTATACCCAATACATTAATGAAGTCTTGTAAAATCTTACCAGAGAATGGATCGTATACAAGTTCGTTCAATGCATATGTAAAGCGTGTCTCATCTACGCTACCAAAATAATAACGCAATGAACGGAACTGTACCACATATGTATTGTCTGCTATATTATTAAAATATACGAACCAGTCACTATCTTGCCCCAACTCGATAGACCAGCGACCATTGTCGATTCTGCTATTGTTATATACCAAACTAAAATCTTGTTGTAACTCTATTCTTAATATGGCTTCTTGTATGATGCTAACAGGTAAACTGTTATCCCAAGCAGGTATCACGCTATTGAGTACTGAACCGTCAGGCACATAACCATTTAGTGTCACAGGACCTACTCCATTACTGAAGTTACCTTGACCAGTATTGCTACCATCACCTGATACATTTAATACAGTAGTCCATATATAAGATTTATTTGTGGCGCTTGCTGTAGTAGTCAATCTATTATTCTGATCGAAACTATAACCTATAGGTGCTACAAATTTACACAAAGCACCCTTAGAGATATACTTTCTGTTGCTATCTGTATTTGCGCCTAGCATAACAGGAGTTTCGATAGTATTATCTAAAATATAGAAATAACCATTGACGCTATTTCCATTTACATTACTAGTATTGAAATAAGTGACATTAGTTCCTGATGGGAAACTATAGCGTTTATACCAAGTCTGTGAAGAATCTGCGGTAGCGTTTATATAATATTGTATAGTTCTGTTGTCAGATAATATAGCAGCCAGAGTTTCTGTAAAGAATGATATGACGCTACTTGAGTTTAAAACATTTAAGTTTACTGACCCAGGAGTATCATCTTCCCATAATCCACCGTCATTGCCTAGATTATTGATGCTACTATATTTGCCAGTTGGATCTAATAGATCAAGGTTCTTGCTGACACCTATACTTGAGCGATTTACTGCTTTTGATTTGATGATTGATGAATATAATGTGAATGGGAAGTTATTATAATCTTCACCATTTACCATTCTATTCTGTGTATAATATCTTGTAGGTGCTCTTTGCTTTATGCTAGCGATACTTTCACGCGCCTGACCATTACTTACAGGCTGTGTCAAAGATAGACCTAAAGTCAAAGTCTCTGATCTACCTGTGCGGCTGATGTAAGTGAACGCCACGCTTATACCTTGCATCTCATTGATGTCAATAGTATATGTCAAGCCATTACTTGCACGAACATATGCTCTGAAAGTACCTACTGGGATATTGCTGAATACGCCATCTCCAAACACATATGTTACTTGATCGTTGAATCGTGAGTTGACGCTAAAAATATTCTTTTTGCTTGTCTCAGTTTGTAGATATGCGTCGGCATAAACATTATCGACCTTTTCCCAAACTAATCTACTGTTGTTATTGAGATTCAATTGATATAACCAAGTATCTGTATTATTGATACCTTCGATATCAATATTCACAGCCTGGTTGCTAATCTGCTGTTCTAATACAAAATCATAATTATTCAATATACCTTGCTTGAAGTATACGAAATATCCTGTGTTACTACTAGCAAAACCCAACTTATCATTCTTATATAAGAAATTAAATTTACCTGTTGGTGCAGGTGGAATCTCATATAGATAGTCCTCATCAACACTAGTCACGCTGACAAGTTCAAAATTCATAGTCGTGCCATCTACTGTGCTAGTGAATGGTACGATAGGTAAACTTCCGTCCGGTATCTGCATACTATATTCAGCAGTAGTGACTCCTAATATATCAGAAACATTGCTAGGGCGACCTATTCTCTGAGAACTGATTAATGTAGCATTTAAAATAGTGTTGAACTGTTCGAACCAGTTAGCATTAGCAGGGTCATTCCATAATATAGGAACATTGCTTAGATTGACCCCATTGAAATCTGTGATATCCTGACTAGTCTGTATGCTAGTGATCTTCAGTGTGCCCTCAGCACATATATTTCTTTTAGGTGTATAACTGACAAGATTGGCTAACTTGATCACGCTATCACGGCGTTCGGCAGTGTCTATAAAGTTTTCACGCGCATTCAAGTCATTTCTAAAAGCAAGACCTTGACCCATGAACGCCATGACATCAAGCAATGCGATGAATTCTGACGATTCGATGTAGTCGTTATAAGTTTCGGGATAGTAGACACGCAGGTAGTCGATGAAACTCTTGCGTAGTGTCTCGTAGTCGTAACTTCGGAAGTCTACTTCACGGAATGTTTGGTAGATTGCTTTCCAATCGTTGACCCCGAATAATGCTGCCTGTCTTGAACTTTTAGCCATAATTACTCTCTGATTTGATTATTTATCAAATCCTAAAACCGTGGTTTTTAAGATTATTGGAGGGCGGCGGTATTAGTCGTGCTATCGAGGAACACGCTTAAAAGTGAGGCTTCATTGAAAGGCTGTACGGCCAATTCTACTTCAAGCAATATACCATTCTCTTGCGGATAGGCTCTGACATAGTTTAACACTATTCTAGGGTCTTGGCTAGCGATTCTTGCTATCTCATTTTCGAGGCTAAATTGAACATCAGGAGTGTTAGGTTCGAATACAAAGTTCCACAATGTGGTGCCATAATCAGGTTGGCCTACTTTTTCGCCTTGTCTGATGTTCAAACTATTCACAAAATCTTGAACTACTAGATTTTCGTCTGTCAATTTAAACTTTTTACCGGGATATACAGGATTGACCAAAGATCCTACACCGCCGTCAATGCCCGGAAATGCATTTGTTGTTTTTGGTTTGCAAGCGTTAAGTGTAGTGAATCCGTTATATTGTGCCATAATTATATTTATAGTTTAAATTATGCGTTGCCTGTCACTACCCTAGTGGTTATTGAACTAACCGTAGTATTGCTTGTGCTTGCAGAATTCGTGTTTGACGATGCATTACCATATATAGCCAATGCCACAGCAGGGAATTCTTCATTTAGTTTCACTATCTTATCTTGTGCCGCTGTATATTCTGCGATTGCTGAGTCATATCCTGCTTTGGCTATATCGATTCCCGGATCGCCTGCAGGAAGATTTTGCTGGGCCTTGAGATATTTGTCTAGTTCATCTATCATTTTGCTTTCTGCTTTGTTAGATTCTATCAACAATTCACCTTGTTTTACGATATAATCAAACTTTTGCTTTTCAAAATCTTCGATCTTGCTCTTAGCGGCCTCACTCACTTCTCCGAAATTAGGAGCAGGTATATCAGGATCTCCCAACTGACTTGTTATAGCCCCTGTTATGCTACTTCTATCTGTAGTATTGAGTGCAATGCTAGGTACCTTGATTCCAGATCCGGCGCTTGCTATAGATCCTAATGCACTTTGCAATTCAGCGGCTGCGCCAGCCGGTAAGCCTGATGTGACTAATGATGTCAATGAGTCTGCGGTACCCTGTGCTTTAGCAAGTAAGTCATTTGCTTTACCAGTCAATCCACCTGCTATATTATTAAGTTTGTCTGTTGATGCACCTGCTATGGCTGACTTCAAATCACCTATACCAGGCATGCTAGGTACCGCTCCTTTAGCGAGATTAGTGATGCTTGATACGGCTGCTTGCCCGCCCGGTAGATTTGACAAACCGCTAGCAATTGTTGATGTTGCCGCGGCTACTGCTCCACCCTTAGCAGCCGCAGCCGAAGTCAATGCCGCGGCTCCGGACGATATTGATCCAGCAAATGCTGTGGCTGCTGTCTCTACTGATTTGCCTGCGCTTGATAATAAGTCTTTACCGGATCCTATTAATGATGATGTAGATGTACCACCACTAGCGGCTTGCATTAAACTATCTGCAACACTGCCTGCTGATGGTAACAATTTACTAGCGCCTCCCAAGATGCTACTTGCGGCACCACTGGCTGCTCCGCTTATCACACCACCTAGTGCGGGGCCTACGGCTTTGCTTACTGCTCCACTTACAGCAGAAGATATGGCTGAACCAACTTTTCCTGTAGCCATGCTAGCAAGTTGACTACCCGACCCTGTTAGTCCCTGAGATACTGCATCTTTTAAGCCTGATGCTTTGCTTGCTAATGAACCTGCGGCTTGTGACAACTCATTCGTTGCGCTTGATGCGCCTGCTTCAACAGTGGCTTCTGCGGCCTTCTTAGCCAATGCTGTTAAGTTTTGTGGCACTCCTGCTTCCATAGGCTTGAATGAAGAGGCTATCGCGCTGAATGCCCCTGCTGCCAAGCCTTTCGCTTGATCAGCCACTGCCTCAAGACTAGGTGATTTGACTGCGGCTTCTACAGAACTTTGTAATCCAGACAATGCGCCGGATATTCCTTCGCCTACTGAGGCAGCAAAATTACCTGCTGATATATCTTTCATCACTGAATCTAATTTTCCTGCAGGTAAGTTTGGTAGTCCTGGTATAGAACCTGCCGCACTCTTGATGGCATCGACTGTTGCGCCTACACCATTCTTTGCGGCGCTCATGACCATACCGCCTAGTTGACTTGCCGTCTCATTACCTGTTATAGCGCCACTTCCTTGTAGAGCAGTTTGTGCTTGTTGTAAATTAGTAGTCAAAGCCTTAGCCTGTGCCTCTACACTACCTACTAAACTTCCTAAATCTTTGGCTCCATCTTTTCCGGTAAACAAGTTGTTTGGCATGCTTGCCGCTATATTACCAGTAGCCGATGCCAAACTAGTTACTAGCGCGGCAGAGCCTTGTTTGATAGTGCCTGCTTGTTCTAAGGCTTTAGAAGTTAGAGCAAATTTACCTACACCTACTTCTGTTCCGGCGGCTGTTTGCGCAATTGCTGTGCCTTTACTTACCGCATCTTTTAATGGTCCGGCAGCAGCCGCTTGTGCTACTGCTCCTGAAATTGCCTGAGTCGCTTGAGGAGTTAATGCCTTACTTGCTCCACCAACTGATGGAGCAGTCGCGGCTGATGCTGTGGTTACAGGGTTATCTAGAGATGCAGCCGCGACAGTATTTGTTTGTTGTACGCTTGTGGCAGGTGATGCCGGCAATGCGCTACTTGCATTCAAGTCGGTCTTGACATCTACGCCTTGACCTGCATTAGCCCATGGTGCATGAGCAGGTGCTCTGCTTGTGATACTGACTAATTTTGCAGGAGCCGCTAAGAAACCTTTTTCTTGATCGAATAATGTATCTGTGTGCAATGTCTTATCGATAGCAGGAACTTCAGCAGGCTGTGTTGATGTTTTACCGCTATTCAAATTAACTTTGCTACCATTGACAAACGCTTCTGCTCCACTTGCCATACTTGCTTGTCCACCTGAGTTGACACTATATGCCCCACCCACTTTAGTAGTATGTTTACCAGTAGTGAAAGTCTGATGATCTGCGCCAGTTCTTTGTTTAAATTCTTTTTCACTATTGATGTGAATATTCTCGCCTTGTATGTTTAGATTTTTTGTAGCATGTATGTTTACATTGTTATCGGCATGTAAATTTAAATCACCTTGTGTGCGCAAGTTGATTGAGTTAGTCGAATAGATATCAACAGTTCCTTCTTTACCTAATTCGATATAACTTTGTCCATTACTATGAAGTACCATCAATGTCTGACCGTCATCGCTCATCAATATCTGATGACCAAGTGCTGTTCTTATTCTTACTAGTTGGTCGCGACCAATTATGTCACCGTCATCCATGACGATGCTATGACCACCTCTGCGTGATACTACACGGAGTTCTTTGCTTTTATCTGCCTTTAAGTTTTCTGCTACAGATGTATCATCAAATCCACCTTCATAGATAGGACGACCCGGAGTGCTGACACCCCAACCAACTCTTGAGGGACTTTCACGCTGGCTACTAGAACTGATGGGGCCGCGAATAGGATCACGCAATATACCCTGCTGGAACATTATAGTTGCGCTATAACTATGTACAGGCTTGGCTGCTGTCAAATATTCACTGCTATCAGCAACATCTTTATTGTTAGTATTGATGTTTGTTACTGGTAATCTTTTAGCACCACCATAACTTTTTGCTTCGCCTTCGTTTGGTATGATATTATCAGTAGCACCTATAGCAGGAACCATTTGCAATGCCTCTGGTTGCATGACGCAACCAACATAATAGCCATAGTTCATGTCACCATCAACGAACAAGCATAATACAGTTGTTCCAATATCAGGTGGACTCATCCACATACCATAACTGCTTGGATTAGTCTTAAATGTACCTAATTCAGTGTCGCCTGCGTCCGGTCTCGTCACACCATAGAAGGGACTGAGCATAGTGACTGGGCGCCAGTTATCTTTGTTCTCAGGGTCAAGACCACTATTGTCTGTGATATAGACCATGATCTGACCGCTACGCTTAGGATCGACATTATCTTTGACGATGCCTAATGCAGGCACCATGCGTGGGTTGGCACCACCTGCGTCAGGACTACTTCTCTTAAGAGGACCTTTTGGTTTGATTACATCTTGTGCCATTTAATTATCCACCCCCTCTCGGGTTACCATCTAAGCCTTTCAAAGTTCCTTTTTCTAAACCGGTGTTAGGATTTTGATCGTCATTTGCCGGAGAAGGAGTTGCTGTAGTTGGACTTGAGCCTGAAGGAGTATCATCAGTGATATCCTCTGCTGTATCAAACTGTGTACCTCCTAAATCTAAGACCTGTTCGAATTTACCATTGCTAAATGTGCTATGAACTTTCAGAACTTCCCAGATTAATGCTCCTTGCACCATATCTTTTATGTATTGCGGATAATTCAAGAAAAATATATTTTCATTGATTTCCATCAATCCTGTGCTATGTTTATAATCAACTGCCTCTTTAAATGCAACTTCAATGAAGACTTGTCCACCATTGGCACTTATCGTATATCCATCAGTGTCGTAAAATTTATTGTATAATTCTTGTATCGATGTGGTAGCATCACGCACTAAGAAATCGGGATCACCCAATATTTTAAGTTTGCCATTTGAATAAGCACCTATATCGTGCAAACTAGTGACTATGCTATTCTGAACTTCAAGACCAACTGCTAATGTTCCTGTTCTATCTCCGGGAGATTTCACTCCTGTTTTTACAGAAGTACCACCTGCTTTCGCTGTACCTGCACTAGTATCTTTTTGTCCCGGCGGCGGGGCATCTGCTTTTTGTCCTGTATTTCCCGCAGTAGTCTTGGTGTTGCCTGTAGATGATCCAGATGAAGTTGGTGTGGCTGTTTGCCCTTCTCTTTCTGCTCCAGGATTAGAACTCTTTGCTAAACTAGTAAAGTCTTGTTCTTCAATACCTAACACGGTATTGAAATAAAGATTATCGAATGTCAATTGATAATCAAGTATCTCGCTATTTTGTCCGGTGAACCAATAATCATATCTTTTATGACAACCATAATATCTTGACATGTTAGGTGCGTATGGTGTCGCTACGCTAGGTATCTCGTATACTGCTATGATGAATTCTTGCTCGTAAGCCCAATCACCTATTTTTGTGTCCCAAGTGCATTTCACTATATTAGAATTAACGCTGAACCATGCTAACGGTAAAGGATTCTCTCGCTTGACTTGAGGGTTATTCTTTTGTTTAATGTCTGGTTCTTTGGTGTTTGCATATATCGTCTTCAAAGCATTTGCCATATATGCGCTTCTTTTAATAATGATCTCAATGGCTTGCACTATTGAAGTATCGTTATTGACGACTATCATGCGTTCATTTGGATCAGGTGGTTTAGCACTTTTAGCATCAGTTGATTCAGATGTTGTGGCAGCGCCTGAACCCGGCCATTTGATCTTGTCTAAATCTGCTTGCGTGACCATGCTGGCTTTACCGATCCTATTCTCAGCATCACCTACATATTTGATAGAATATTTGTTTGGCACCATAGCATCAGCAGGATTCTTGTTGGTCTTTTCTATTTCCATTTGATTTAATTTTGTTATTAAACCATCAGGACCCTGCAATGCATCATTTACTGATTTGCCTTGCACTTTAACACCAGTGGGTATTCTGCCTCTTTTTGTACCTAATAATGCCTGTGCGTTGATACTCACCGCTTCAACATTGTATACTACGGTCTTACCATCAAGTTTAAACTTGATGTTAGAGATTTCCATATCATAATAATTTTCGAACAATGCGTCTGAACCTGCAGGATCTATGGGTTCACCGAACACCTTATCTTGAGGTTTGATAAGATTTCCATTAATATCATAGCCGTAGAATCTTATACCTAATATAAAAATGTTTTTAAACTGATTACTTTGATCTTTATATGAAGTGCTATCGCTATATGCTTTTAATGCGTCACCTGCTCGTTTAAGATTGGTTAAAAAACTAAATCCATATGGTTCAGTGATTTGAAAATTTATAGTAGAGACTGCGCTAGTATCTGTGCCTGTTCCTTTTGAACCCATCAATGTCTCAAATCTTAGATTATCAATATAATAATCTAACTGAAAGCCAGGTGCTCTGCGCTGTGTGGTGTTGTTTATGCCACCGCTTTGTGCTATCACATATGCTCCTGCTCCTGCGCCTGTAGGATTCGCATCGCTCACAGGACCTGCAGTTTTTAATGCGTCGATGTTCTTTCTACCAGTATTGACAAACTCTGCATAAGCGTCCGGAGTTATCATATACCAAGATATCTGATAAGTGTAACTTGCTAATTTAGATAGTGGGTTGTATAATCTTTTTCCGGGTCTCTCAGAACCGCCCATGCCAGCGGGGCCAGGACTTGCGGCAGTGCCAGTGGCTACTCCTGTACTAGAAATATTAGTTGCTACTGACGATCCTGCAGGAATAACATTTTGTTTTTGATTTAAGTATGATACTGCTAGGTTATTAAGATCGTCATCAACCTGATTAACACTTATTGCCATTTATTATATACCCAATGCTTGTTTCAGTGTATCCATAGTAGGTACATATAACTCAGTACCAGTAACAAAATTAAAATATGGATCTGGCCCTAATCGATTAGGGTTTCTAGCGGCGAACACCCACCACAAACGAGGATCACCATACAAATCAAAGGCTAACATATCAGGACGATATTGATAAACTTCTGCTAGTATGATTTGTATATCGCTAGGCTGGCTAGGTATAGGTCTGTTGACCATGAAGTCTAAAAACTTTTTATTAAAGATTTCAGTTTCTTTATATGGGCTAGTTCTAGGATATATCGCATTGCTTGCCATTACCAAATTCCTCCGCCTGCGTTCTTGACGCCATTTAACAATTTACCGCTAGCATAATCTTTGACGCTGAATCTATTGCTAATGTCATATCTACTTACTATCGGTACTGCGCTTATGCTAATATTAATCTTTGTAGGTACATAAGTAGGATCTTTAGTACCTGGAGGCACAGTTGAATTAAATCCTGTATCATTCTGTGACCCGTTGAAAGATGGACCTGCTAATATGCCGCCGGGAATAACTTTCTTCAATATACTCTGTGCTGTACCACCCAATTTACTTACTGCGTTTTGTGCTAATCGTTCTGCTACTGCTTGAAATGGACCTGATCTTTTAGATTTTTTAGGGTCACCGCTCGGTGCTCTGTTGACCCCGGCACCTGCTGTTATCGCTCCGGCTCGAATATAATCAACATCAGTAGGTAAGTTATAACTAAAACTTGTTATGGCTAATGGATGTGCATTGAATTGAAACTCACCCAATCCAAAAAGATAACAGAGCGGAGGTGGTGTGCCTGGTTTTGGAAATTGATCTTGTCCATAAAACATCTTTGTCACGCTACGGAAAAAATGAATTACTGCTAGTACATAATTTGCTTCTTCAGTATCCTGCGCTGTAAAGTCGCAGGTTATGCTAAGTGAATCTACTGAACTACCTTCATATTGAAATAATTTATAGTTGCTATGCGCCGGTTGAGTTGGACTATAACTGGCAGCATAGTTAACTGAGATAGCAGGAGTATATGGAAATATCACTCCGTCAGTAGCAGCCAACGGTGCTAGTATGCCCGGGGTGTCTGAATAGTATAGATATTTTGCTTGCGCCGCGCCAGGACTCAATGCTAGTCTAACACGCCAGTCTTTACGCTGTTTGAAGTTAGTAGTATCTTGTAATGTAGCCTGCGCTCTTGTGTTTTTGATGTCACCAGAAAGACCTCTATTAGTATTACCTGCGGCAGGGTCTGTTGCTGGTACCGGGGTATATGGTTCACCTGTCTCAGGGTTGATCGCTTGTCCGGTTTTTACACCGGGATCTGTTTTTATGTTTAACTTTTCAGGTGTTGATTTGGCTAGTGCTTCTTGTTTAGCAATTTCATCAGGATCGGTTGGTACTGCTACAGGTGCGGGCACTGTTGTTGTGGGCTTGGTTGCGGCTTCCCCCTCACCTGCTGTTCCGGGAGTACCTGTGCCTGAGTTATTCTCTTTCTTGGTTGCTTCTTCTGCTTCAAATCTTTCTATTAAATTTGTAAAATTACTTACTCTAGTATTTTGCTCATCTCTCTGTAACAGTAAATTTGTCTTTTCAGCAGATAATCCTGCTATCTCAGCATCCCTAGCTAGGTTTATAGGATCGTTAGGATTGTAATTAGGTGATTCCTGGTCTCTTGCTCGTTGTTTTCTTAATTCTAGAACTCTTTTTTCCAGTGCTGAATACTGGGCTCCATATTCGGCGGCTAATTGTTTAGCCTCCGCCAAGAGTTTTCTATATTCATCTAAACTGGCCATAAGTTATCCTGTAGTAAAAAGAGACCGCATAAATAGCATGTCTGTGTATTATTTATCGCCCTGAAAATCACCGTTTTTGTAATATAGGCTTGACATAATCTGCCAGGCCGTGTATCATTTACGCAACACAATTACAAGAGGAACTATGTCTATAACAACAAAGAAGCCAGTCAATTATCTAAACAATAAAGATATCTTAAAAGAGATACATGCCAGCAAGTCAAGTTACTGCTGTTTTTCAAAGCAAGAGTATCATCAATATGATCTAATCGTAGATACCCCGCAGAATTCATTAGAAAAATCATTAGAGCAAATCACAAAGCCCAAAAACATCAAGGCTGCTAAAGAAATCAGAGCCGCACGAATTTTGGCACAGACCGGCGAAGAAGTAAAACTCAAAGACATTCCAGTAACAGATTTAGTTTTCCGTGTCATGACCTGGGAACATATCCCCATGAATCCAAAGCAACCAAGAAAAGTCGTAGTAAAGAAAACCGCTAAAGATATCTTGGAATTTGATGATATAGATGAAGATAGCCTCTTTGCAGACTTGGAAGACGAAAAGACCAAAGATGAAGTCGATGACATGGTTCATGTCAAGGTTAACTTCCCGCCATTCCAACATTATAAGATTGATGAAACCGGTAGCGCAGTATGTGTTGGCAAGAGCCACTGGACAGGTGGTGTCAAGACCGGAGAATTCAGCAAGGATCATGGTAAGATCACAGACAAACTAGCCCGTATGTTCATCATGCTTTGTGAAAAGTATGCCATGAAATATAATTGGCGTGGCTACACATACAATGATGAAATGCGCAACAGTGCCATTCTACAGTTGACTTATGTTGGATTGCGTTTCAATGAAGCGAAATCGGCAAACCCATTCGCTTACTACACAGCCGCTATCACAAATAGTTTCTGCCGTGTATTGAATACCGAAAAGCGTAATCAAAACATCCGTGATGACATCCTTGAGATGAACGGCTTGAACCCAAGTTACACAAGGCAGATGTCCGGTGCCAAGTTTGATAGTTACGAAGAATAACCATAACAATTGCTATTTTAACATAAACGATATAAAATATCTGAATGTCTAACCTATTTAAAAAGGCAGCGTGTTTTACTGACATACATTTTGGTCTGAAGAGCAATAGTCTTGAGCATAATCAGGACTGTTCAGACTTTGTTGATTGGTTCATTGAGACTGCCAAAAAAGAGAACTGCGATACTTGTATATTCTTGGGTGATTACAATCACCATCGCGCAAGTATCAATATACATACCATGCAATATGGATTGAGGGCATTAGAACGCCTGAACGATGCATTCGATCATGTATATTTTATCCCGGGTAATCATGACCTTTACTATCGTGACCGTAGAGACATTCATAGTGTTGAATGGGCTAAACATTTACCCAATGTAACAATCGTCAATGATTGGTATAAAGAAGGTGATGTAGTCATCGCGCCATGGTTAGTAGGTGAAGATTACAAGAAGTTAGCAAAGATGGGTGGCAAATATTTGTTCAGTCATCTTGAGTTGCCACACTTCTATATGAACGCTATGGTCGAGATGCCTGATGTGGGTGAGATCAATGATACTCATGTCACAGGATTCGAACAAGTATACTCAGGACATTTCCATAAGCGTCAAGCAAGAAAAAACATCTGGTACATGGGTAATGCATTCCCACACAACTATGCTGACGCAGGTGATGACGCAAGAGGCATGATGATATTAGAGTGGGGTCAAGACCCTGTATTCAAATCATGGCCCGATCAGCCTCGCTTCCGTGTTTATAAATTAAGTGAAGTGTTAGATAATCCAGAAGGTTTGCTATTGCCTAGAAGCAGTATTCGTGTTCATTTGGATATCGATATCAGTTATGAAGAGGCAAACTTCATCAAAGAACAATTGATACCAAAACATAAATTGCGTGAGATGGCACTGATACCTATGAAGTTGGAACAACATCAACTTGATCTTGCTCCCGGCGAACTTAAGTTTGAAAGCGTAGATCAGATCATCATGGATCAGATCAGTAATATTGAGAGCCAGTTCTACGATCAGAAATTACTTTTAGAAATTTATAAGAACCTATGAGGGAAATACATTATAGGAATATAGGTTTTCCTAAAACTGGTACTAATTGGTTGTGGATGCAACTACACGCGCATCCGCAACTAGACGGTAGATTTACTGTGTTTTATAAAGAACACAAGGCAAATGATTTAAAATCGTATAGTAAATTATATTTACCTTATGATAAGACTTATAATTTAGATCCGCATGCTTTTATGAAGCAGGAAGAAGGACATTATCTACGACCTGAAAATATACATGAGCATGCCACGCACTTGACTATGATTTTACGCAGTCCATATGAAGTTTTAAACTCTATGTATAACATGTTTAATAACAATGATCGAGGTTTTATTGTATCCAAACCTGATTACATAGATATTAAAAATAATATGGTTAAGATGTATTCTAATTTAAGCGAGTTATTTGATTACTGGGACAACTGTAAAGTGCCGGTAAAATATTTGTTCTATGATGATTTAAAATCTGATCCAAAAAAATTCATGCATACTATATGCGAACATTTAGGCATCAGACCTTTTTATGATCCTAGCAAAGGTATCATATTCGCAACAGATATCAATGATCCCTTAGTCTTTGACAATAGAGACACTATAGATTATATTAATAGAGAAATATCTGTGGTAGAAAATCGTTTTGATCGTGATCTATCACATTGGAAGAAACAATGATTAAACTAAAGAACATCACACTAAGAAACTTTTTGTCGATTGGTCAAGTCACTCAAGCCGTGAACTTTGATAGCAAGGAACTTACATTGATTTTAGGTGAGAACCTTGATCTAGGCGGTGACGGGGCCAGAAACGGCACTGGTAAGACCACATTGATTCAAGGATTGAGTTATGCGTTGTTTGGTACTCCCATCAATCAGATTCGCAAAGACAATCTAATCAATCGTACCAATGCTAAGGGCATGTTGGTTACATTAGAGTTTAGTTGTAACGGCATCGATTATAAGATTGAGCGCGGTCGTCGCCCAAACATTCTTAAGTTTTATGTTGATAACAAAGAAGAAGAAACAGTCAACGATGCTCAAGGTGAGAACAAAGAAACTCAAGAGCATATCGAACGCGCCATAAACATGACTCCTGATATGTTCAAGCAGATCATTGCATTGAACACATACAGCGAGCCATTCTTGGCAATGAAGGCTAACGATCAGCGCAACATCATAGAGCAGTTGCTCGGTATCACATTGCTAAGTGAGAAGGCTGAGATGATCAAGACCTTGATCAAGAATACCAAAGACACTATAACCGAAGAAGAGTTTCGTGTCAAAGCTGTTGAAGAAGCCAACAAGCGTGTGCAAGAACAAATTGAAAATCTAAAGCGCAGAGCAAAACTCTGGGATACCAAGCATGATGAAGATTTAAAGAAACTTAAAGACGACCTAGAAGAGTTGCAGAAATTAGACATTGAAAAAGAACTTCAAGGTCATAAGGATCTATCGGCGTACAATCAAAAGAAGAAAGATATCGCAGACTTAGATAAGACTATTGTCCGAACCCAAGATGATTTAGATAAAGAAGAAAAATCATTAAAGAAAGTGGAAAAGGAACTAGCGCAGTTGAAAGAACACAAGTGCCATACTTGTGGTCAAGACTTCCATGACGAAAAGCACGCCAAAGTAACAAAAGAAAAAGAAAAGAGTAAGAAAGAGAATGAGAAAAACATCAAGGAATTCAATAACTTACTAGAACAATTAAAATCTGCTAAAGATGAATTAGGCCCATTGGGCAAGCAACCAAAGCTATATTATGATACTGAACAAGAAGCATTTCAGCATCGTAGTTTGGTTGATGCATTGGTCACAAAGATCGATGAAAAAGATAAAGAATTAAATCCATACACTGATCAGATCAATGATATGGAAAATCAGGCATTACAGGAAGTAAGTTTTGATAAGATCAATGAACTTACTAGAATGAATGACCATCAAAAATTCTTGCTTGACTTATTGACAAGCAAAGATAGTTTCGTCCGCAAGAAGATTATCGACCAAAATCTAAGTTACCTCAACGCAAGGCTCACACACTACCTTGACAAGATCGGATTACCTCATCAAGTGATATTCTTAAACGATCTTACTGTTCAAATCACAGAGTTGGGTCGTGAATTAGATTTCGATAATCTTTCTCGCGGCGAACGCAATCGACTGATATTGGGTCTATCGTTTGCGTTTAGAGATGTATGGGAAAGTCTATACAGCCCGATCAATACATTGTTCATCGATGAGTTGATTGATAGTGGTATGGATAGCATGGGTGTCGAGAACAGCATGGCTATCTTGAAGGACATGAGCCGTAATAGAAATAAATCTGTATGGCTCGTAAGTCACCGAGAAGAGTTGGCTGGTCGTGTACCTAGCGTATTAAGAGTAGTGAAAGAGAATGGCTTCACTACATATAACACCAGTCACGATCTAGTATGAGTTTAGCACTTTGGCATTGGCATATCGAAGTCAGTAGCAAATGTACTTTGCGCTGTCCTCGTTGCGCCCGTACCGAAGTACCTGACTCATTGATCAATACAGAATTAGATTTAGATTTCTTCAAAAAGAATTTTACTCCTGAGTTCATAAGCAACCATGTTGAAAAGATAACATTCTGCGGTGATGACGGAGATCCTATCTATGCGCATGATCTAGTGCCTATCATACAATATATCAAATCATATAAAGATGTAGCCATAGTGATAGTCACTAACGGCAGTTATAAAAAGGCAGACTGGTGGTTAAGTTTAGCAAATGTCTTGACTGATGTTGACCATGTACATTTTAGCCTAGATGGCTATGATCAGTTCAGTAATGAGCAATATCGCGTCAATAGTGACTGGGATAGCATCATGATGGGTGTCAACACTTTGCGTAAAAATAGCGATTGTTATATGACATGGGATAGTATTGGATTCAAATTCAATGAGAATCACATAGATCATATGCGTGATATGGCTAGAAAATTGGGTTTTGATCAATTTCAACTCACTCTTAGCACGAAGTTTGGGAGTAAGTATGAACACTATGGTCGAAACGATAGATTCGAACCAGATAACAAGAATTTGATAAGTTCTACCCATAGGTTTGAGAGACAGATCACGAACCTATCAGGTAGACTATTGCGTGAGAGTTATAAAGAAACTAATTTAAGATTATTCGAAAACATCCAAGCTATAGGTGAGATCAAGCCCATTTGTCATATAGGTAATAAAGGTTTGTTCATCAATAGCAAGGGAGACTTTTATCCTTGCTGTTGGGTAGCCAATCGTTATGGTCACAACAAACATTGGAATGAGTTAGGAAAGAAATATAATTTATATGACAACTTGTTGACTGATGTTGTCAATGATATTTTCTGGAAAGAAAAATTCATAGAAAATAGTTTCGAATGTAATTTGAAGTGTAAGAATAGTGTAGTAGATAAAAATTATGCCACTGAGTGGTAAGTGAATACATATTAACATGCCTAATCCACAGAAACAAAAAGGAAACAGTTTTGAGCGTGAGGTCGCAATACACCTCAGTAAACTCTATAATGAGAGTTTTATTCGCGCTCCCGGATCCGGTGCGTATGTAGGTGGTAAAAATCAAGTACGCACTCAAATACTACACGAAGGGCAGATTCGTAGTTTCAAAGGCGACATAGTACCCGGGCAGAGTTTTAGCAAGATGAATGCAGAATGCAAGAGTTATGCTGATTTTCCGTTTCATCAAGTACTTGCAGGTGAATGCAAGACATTAGATGCATGGATAGATCAGATGATGTCTGTTGCTGAGACAGATGATTTAAACATTCTGTTTATGAAATTTAACCGCAAGGGTAAATTTGTATGTGTTCAATCTAAACTTACTTGGGTCACTGATCATTTCTTATATTACTCATCAAAAGCATATAAAGATTGGCTCATAATCGAATGGGATAATTTTTTCAGGCTCAACAAAGACCTACTTAAAGCATACTGCTCAGGTATAACAGAGACCAACTCCAACATCATCAACATTTCTGCCGAAACTTTAACAACATTACATCAGTTATAAACAATTTGCTGGTCGGGTGCCGACCCTCCTTGAGGAAGCGTGAAAGACCGCCGACGGATCTGGAGTAAGCGTAGAATAACATCTACGGAAAACCGAGAGGGCAATCGACAGGTTTGCGAACCCTCAATGAGTCTATAGTTCACTTTGTCTTGCGACTATAGAACATGCGTTGCCGAGATATGTAACAGTATCTCACTACAGTCCCATAAACTTTACAGGGCAACCGGTAGCAACATACAGCAAACAGGCTAGTGTGTTGGGGAATAGACAACATGGGTGATAGGGCATGGCAATGTCTTTACCAATGGTAGTGCTGAATAGC